CGGCGGTGGGTCCCCGCGTGCGGGTGGGGGGGCTCCGGGGGGGGTTGTGCGGCCCCCCTCTACCGGGGCCCGCCTACAGCCGCCGCATCTTTGGTACTCTGACGGCGGCTCGTGGATGACCGAGGGCATTCTCAAGGTAGCTCAGACACGCCGTATCGGTCCTTTCGGTCTACCTGCTGAGCATCGCAGGTCTGACATTTTCGCGTCTTGGATGATTCGCTGGGAACCGTCCCGTGAACACATGGGCAACTTGTACCAGGTGAAAATCATCACCGAGGATGGAGCAGGGGCTTCTGTTCGCTGGGACGACTCCGGCAAGGTGGAGCTGTACTTCAACCAATACGAAGACAGGTTCCCTGAGTCGAAAGAAACCCGCGCCCTCGTCATGTGGACTGGGCAATTCCCCATGAACGCAGGCACTAAGATAACCTCAGCTATCTTGGAACAGGACGGTAACTCTGTACGGTTCTACGCAGCCTTTGGAGGAGCCGTTGTCGATTCCGGCTTCATCCAAATGCCACGGAACCTGCACGCTGTGGGGGGAGTAGAACAAAACCTCCCGGCATGGGCGGAGCTATGGATTTTCAACGACGTGAAGAATGGACGTAAGTTCCCTCGCTCTGGTATTTGTGGGTTGCAAGTGTCTACCATTCCTGATAATCAGCCACAGCGTCAGAAGTTCCTAGACGCGGTGCGCACTGAGTATCAACAGTGGAAACCAAAGGTAAACCTCGTCCCCGCAAACCGACTTATCAACCAAACCACCATGCCTTCTCTGCGAGACCGCACCTCCGGAGAAGTACTGAAAGACTTATGCGAAGCTCTTGCCGTGGGATGGTGGATTGATGCTGATGGTGTCGCTCAGGTCTGCCCTCTAGAGAGTTTGGTATCCGGTACTATTGGTAACTCCGGCACGCTGAACTCAACCTATGATATAGGTGCGTTCGGAGTAAGTACCGACCTGACCTTGACGTGCTCTCGCATTGAAGTTGAGTTCGCCGAATGGGCTATCTCGCAGACCCGCAAGACTCAGATAGATGTGTGGAAAAAAGGCGGAACACTAGCTATAGGTGATACTGTTGAAGATTTTATCCAGCCTGACGAATCGACGGAATGGCTGGACCTGGATACATCCGTGGAAGACCAAGGCGCTCGGGATTGGTCCTGGATTGCTGATAACAACGGTTCTTTCTATGGCGGGTGCACTATAGTGTCTACTCAGGTCAAGTCGGGTGCGCAAGCATCCAACGGGCTAACTCAGTGGGAGTGGCGTTACGCCGCTACTATTGACTGCAAGGTAGTAGCTCTGTCCCCCTGGGTTACTAAGCTGACCCAGAGGGCTATCTCTGGCACGTTCATCAACTCTGACGGGCCTTTAGTCAAGGAGACGACATCTAAAGATATTCAGCTTCGCACCGCTACGCACGACTACCGTCGCGGTACTAGGGTGAACAACACTGCCGCATACGGCATTGTTGTTCCTGATATTGAGCTTCCAGTGATACGCGCTCGCGGAACTATGAAGCGCATCAAGCAGAAGCATTCGGTATCCGGCGGCACGCCGAACGCTCGTACCCTGACCCTTGAGGGTTGGGACTTCATTGACGATAAGAGGTTCGCTAAGGAAGTAGCGGATGTGCTCAGCCGGTACGCTCTGGACGCGCAACCCCACTTCACCAACCTTGAGATACCTTATGACCTGAGCTTAGTCCTCGGCTCAATAGTCACTATCAAGGGCGTGAATGAGTTCGGACGCGAGAACCTGTTTGGCGCTATCGTCACCGGCGTGATTTGCGGGCTTGAACACGCGCCACAAGCTAACAAAACATCTCTAACGGTGTGGGTGTTCAGCTACGACCAGACGCTACAGACGTGGGATGTGGTGGAAGCCAACAACGAATCTGGCAAGCGTACATGGCAACAGCTTGAGGATACGCGCCAGAGGCAAGGCACCACATGGACGAAGGCAGAGGCTAACCCACAGCTCTAGGAAGGAACAGATATGGGCAAGACTACAACATGGAATATCCACTATGACGACCCCAACGATATTGCGAAAGGGCGTTTGCAGGCCCAGAAACTAGCCGAGTCAGCAGATGCGGCTGTATCGTCCTGCAAGCAACAGGTATTCCAGGACTACACAGGAAAAATCGCGCAAGCGGAAAACCAAGCGAACGACTACACAGACCGGCAAGTGCAGGCTGCGAAGGTTGAGCGGAACACTCAGATAGACTTGGTAAACAAGAATATCGAATCTAACAAGAAAGACATTGAACAGAAGCTCTCGGATGCGACCACCGAAGCTATTAGGCGGGAGAAAAATGTAAAATCGGAGCTGCGCGTAGAGTTTGAAGACCGCGTACCCGTAAATATGGGTCCTGACGAAACATGGTACACCTATGTAGATGCCGCTACCCTTCCAAAATGGCCTCTTGATACAGCCCCTAACAACAGCATTATCTTCTTGTACGCTGTGAATACCGGCACGGCTTGGAACGTGTCGGTGGAAGCTGGGCAGTTCTACATCTTCAACAAAGATAAAACCGGTAAAACGCACTACGCGCAAATCTCTAACCCTTACAGTCTGACCCGGCTCGTACCGTTGGCGAACGACATCACCACGTTCTTCACGGCGGAAAGTTCCAGCACGAAGAAGATTCACGCCCGGCTTGCCGAAGCTGAATCTACTATCGCGCAGCTGAAATCAGAGATAGAAGCTCTGAAAAAGAAGCAGCAGTAAAACACCGGTAGAATGGGAGTGTACTTCATCAAGTACTCTCCCATTTTTCTATATGAAGGAGGTATCCAATGGCTGACGAGCCTTTGGTAACCCATGCACCCCCGCCCATCGGAGCAGTGACCGTAGCAGGGGGTCTTTCTAAGTCTGAGGTAGAGGCGATTGTGAACAACCGCATCAACTCCCTGCCCCAGCCCGCACCCGCAGTAGATGAATCGAAAATTCGTTCGATTGTGCAAGCCGAGGTACAGAAGATTCCTCAGACCCCCGGCGTGAACGAGGCTAAGGTGCAAGAGCTTATCCGCTCTGCTATCTCGCAGCTTCCACCGGCACAGTCTGGTATCACGGAACAACAGGTGAACACTATTGTATCGGCAGCTATCTCGAAGCTACCGACCCCGAAGGAAGGACTGTCTGAGCAGCAGGTAAACGGACTTATCCAAGCCGCTATTGCAGCTATTCCAGCACCTGAGAGGGGTCTTTCCGAGGAGCAGGTAAACACCATCGTTCAGAAAGCTATCGCCGCAATACCCCCGGCTAGCGGTGTGGACGAAGCGAAGGTTACTCAGCTTATCCAGCAAGAGATAGCCAAGCTACCGCCAACTCCCGAAGGTGGTCTGAGTGCAGCTCAGGTTCAGTCTGCTATCCAGACGGCTCTTACCGAAGCATCCAAGACTATCAAGTCTGAAACCATCGCCGAGGTTGAACCGAAGATTGCTACAGCAAAGACCGAAGCTGTTGAGTCTGCTAAGACCGCTGTTTCTGCTGACGTGGATTCTAAGATTGCTACAGCAAAGACCGAAGCCGTCTCGACCGCTAAGACCGAGACCCTTGCCGAGGTTGAACCGAAGATTGCTACCGCTAAAACCGAAGCTATATCCGAGGCTAAGAGGGCTACGGATACCGCTATCGCAGCTATTCCTCCGGTTGAACCCGGTGTGAATGAAGCTAAGGTACGTGAAATCGTGGACGGCAAGGTACCGACCATCACCGACAATGGTGATGGAACTCTAACCATTACTACTAAGGAAGCATAAACAATGGAAATATCAGCCCTGAACCAGGACGGGGGGTTTTCCCGGCAAGGCGTGCAGGCTATCCGCTCTCTCATCATGGAGGTGCTAGCCGAAGAGGGTCTTCTCGGGAAACCCCACGAAACAGAAGCGTCTCACGTTCCCCCTACACCTGCGTCGGTCATGAACGACAAATCCGCACTGCGCCAAGAGATACAGGCAGTGCTCGGTGAGCAGAACGCGGTAAGCCCCGGCGTGAGTGAGGAACGTGTGATGGAGCTTCTGGACGCGCAAACGCGAGTGCTCAGCGCACAAGGCCGGTTGTCTGCGATACCGCGCAGCCGGTATCTAACACATTAGACAAGGAGGTAGATACGTGGCTGAATACCAGGTATCGACTAATAAGACCTTGACTCAACGCATTGAGTCTGAGGTATCAAAACAGGTAGCGCACTTCGAGACACGCCAGCCGAACTTCGGCTTCGTGAACGGGCAACATTATTACAGCCCTGTCACGTACACCTGGCCGGACTATTACAACGGTGAACGTTCGAAGTGGGCTAAGTTCCTAGCCTTTGGCAACACTCTCGGCATGGTTATTCTCAACCGCGCCTCGGGTGACTGGCTCTCCAAACGTAAAGACCAGGACTTTGAGGTGCAGGGTCAGCTCGCTAAGGGTGCTGGTGCTATGCGAGTACTGTTCTACATCAAAACCCGGCACGGCGCGAACATGGACGGTATGCCTGATACCTACCGCGAGAAGGTACGGGCTAACCTCGGCGTGACGATGGAAGAGGTGACGAAATTCACCAACGAGTTCATCATCAACTCCGCCAAGGCGGTGAAGGAAGACTTCGGTGACATCTTCGGTGGTATCTTCCTGGACGAAACCTCACCGTGGTTGGACGAGACCCTGCAGAACAAGGTGATTGAGAACTACACCAACCTATACAAGCAGCTCAAGCAAGAGTTGGGACACGATACGCTTATCGTCATCAACCCCGGCTCGAACACCCCGAAGTCTATGATGGACGCGTGCGACATCGCGCTCACCTATGAGAGTGACGCTGCAAAATACATCGACCCTGCAACGAAGTACATCCACCCGGACCACTACAAGGGCATCCCGTCGTGGAGGTTCTGGCATGTCATCCACGGCGCAACGCAGCAGAACATTGATGCTGTGTTCGCTAAGGCGGACGCTCTCGGCATCGGTAACCTCTACGTTACCGACCGAACATTCAAGGTAGGAGACGGCTCGGAAGACCACCCGCAAGAGAACCCCTACGATATGCCCCCCTCGGCATGGGTGGAGGACCGTGTACGTGCTTGGATTAAAGGCGTTCTTCCTTTCGAGAAGCGGCTCGCCGCTCTTGAGTTGAAGATGAACGAGCTCACTACGGAAGAGGAACATCCCCAACAGTAAGGAGGTAGCTTATGGCTACATATAATGTTCCGAACTTTGCCGGGGATTACACCGGCAAGCCGGACGCAGCTATTCGTAAACGTGCTACTACACCAACGATTACGAATGAACAGCTCAAGCAGTCGGTGCAGCAGTACCTCACGGAAAACCCCATTCAAGGCGGTTCAACGGCGTTGGTGAAGAACAGCAAGTATGCGGTGACGGTGACTCACGCACCGTACAACGCTGACCCAACCGGCCAGCGCGACAGCCGTGAAGCTATTCAGAACGCTATCAATGATGTGTACGCGCTCGGAGGGGGGAGCGTCTACATCCCAGCAGGGAAGTACATCGTAACCTACCCATTCATTGAGCTAAAGGGTATGGTGCAGGTCTACGGGGATGACCGCGCCACCGAGATTATCGCGGTGGATACTGTCGCCGTGAAAGAGCGAACTGGCATATTCCATACTGGCTCGTGGAACACCCGCAAACAGGCTAATGACCTGATGCACTTCGGTGTTTCCGACCTGTGGATTCGCGCGCGCAAGACTGGCCGTCAGCACCAGAATTACATTCCGAACACCATCGGCGTGTGTCTGAACTCTGATATGGGGGGTAATCCCCCAGAGCCGGATTCGGTACCGAAGCTGAACAACCTGACGGTGTGGGACATGGAAACAGGTATTGCTATTATCGGCAATGACGACCAGGCTATGTGCTCGTTCGGTCTGCGGGTGCGTAACAGCTACCAAGCCGGGCTTATCGTTGGTAAGCCTCCTGGACACGGTGAAGGTACCGGCGGAGCTGCGGATAACAAGTTCTTTGGGGCTGACATTGGTGGCTCGAACCAAGGGCGAGGCAACTTCGCGGGGGTTGAGATTTACACATCTCAGACGAAGTTCGAGTTATCAACGTCGTGGTACACCCACTCCGGCGCGTCGTTCGGTCAGCTCTACGGTATCGCAGGTAACGCCGCACCCGGCGCGGACATTACAGCCGGTTCACCGGGGAGCAACGCGCGTGCAACGCAGTACAATGGAGCGGGCTGGCGCATTCGTGCGACCAAGTGCGCGTTCACAACCTGCGAAGCCCAGGAAAACGGCGGGCATGGATTCTTCATTGAGTTCGGAGATAACGTGTTCACCGCGTGCCGGGGTGAGTCATCCTCCTATGGGTCTACCGCTCACGGTTCCGCTGGTAAAGACTCTAGCGCAGATTTCTATCTGTGCAACTCCGGCACGGAAGGCACTGTTCTGCAGGGATGCTCTTCCCGCAAAGCACGCCCGGCTAGTGGTGGTGCTCGTTGGAGCTACTACATCGAGTCGTGGTTCAAGGGTCTGACGATTGCTAACTGTACAACACTGGATACCCCGGTACCGAGCGGATACACGCAAGCAACTGTGCCTCTGCGATACAAGGACCCTCAAGGTGACGGTGTATCGCTGCATGTCGGCAATTTCCGCTATCCAGCCCCGGAAAGCGGCGGAGGTGGCGGTTCTGGCGTAAGTGAGGAACGTCTGCAGGCTGTGAAGCAGGAAGTTCTGAGCCAGGTATCAGGTGTGCTGACGTATCAGCTGGTACTGGCGGATAACCGAATCAAGCTGCGTTCCGGTGCAGCAGCCCAGGCCATGAGCGTAGACCGCTCGTCCGGTCAGGCTCTCGTGCACATGGACTTCGAGATGACAACAGTACCGGCCAGTGGAGCGACAGTGTTCCGTCTGCCAGCTGAGGCACCTACGCCTGTGTCTCTGAGTGAGATTCAAATCATCCCCGGCCAGCAGAACGAAGGTTCCGTTGCTATCGAAGCAGGAAGCCGAGATGTAAAGTTCTGGTCCTTTGGCCCGACCGCCCAGGGACGACGGTACATCATCAACATCCCTCTGTTCGGGCGTTGGGTATAGCGCTGTGATACACTAGTAAAGTCCTTTCGATAGGGGCTGATTTTGTGTATGCGAGAAAAACACCCCCGGGGTTGGTGGGGGTGTGTTGTTTGGGGGGAAGAAGACACCGTGCGGGGGGGCGGGGTGGGGTTTTTCCTCGTGCGCAGAATCGACCTATGCAGCGAGAGGTATACTTATACCGTAGATAACTATGTCTACACGACATTATTCACAAGGAGTTATATGTTCCTTACGGACTTAGCAGATAAACTCCGCGCATACCAGGCACCAGACGGCAAGAGTCTGAACGTTATCGAGATTGGCGGGTGGAAGACTCGCGGTTATCAAGCCGAGGCAGGTTGGCAGCTTGACGCTGTGAACGGTGTCCTTTGGCACCACACCGCTACAGCTTCCGCTCGATACCAAACTACAGGTGCACCCACCCTGAACATGTGCATCAACGGACGTTCTGACTTGCCGGGGCCTCTAGCTCATATCGTCTTTGGACGTAACGCAGAGGTCTACGTTATCGCCGCAGGCTGGGCTAACCACGCGGGTATCGGGGACTTCCCCGGCGTGCCCACGAACCGGGGGAACGAGTTCCTTATCGGTATCGAGATGGAATCCTCCGGCGTGGCACCGGCTGATTGGACTGCCGCTCAGCTTGAGTACATGCCTGTTCTCGGTGCAGCACTAGAGCGTGGATACGGCAACGGTAATCCTAACTTCCTGCAAATCGCACATCGCGAGTATGCAGGTCCCGCACAGGGAAAGATTGACCCATCGTTTATCGACATGGATTCTTTCCGAGACAACATCAATAAGCTACTTGCTGGCGGTCCCGCAACCGTTAGCGGACAAGGAGACTGGTTCGACATGGCTACCAAAGCCGAGCTGGAACAGGTTATTTTCCATTCTCGCCGTCCTGAATGGGGTAACCGCACCCTGACTGAAATGGTTCAGGTTCAGGATAAGATGCAGTGGTCTAACCTTCGTATGGTGAAGCACCTGTACAACCTCTACCGCATCGGTATTCCGGGGCGTATTCGTGATGGTGCTCTCGCCGGTAAGCTGCGTGTCCTCTTCGGGTACGACGAAGAGGCACAAGGCAAGGCACGCCAGGAAGAGTTCGACCGTGACGCACAGGCGGGTTTTACCACCTTCCCTAACTAAGGCGGTAACCCGTGGTTGAGATACCTAAAACAGGTGACCCTGAGGTGGACGCATTCGTGATTATCCTAGTGTGCCTCATTATCGCAGTGCTCGTGGGGGTACGTGTCAGTAAAGTAATCTCCAGCAAGATTGAAGAACTGCAGCACGCGGTTCACCTTGTCGGGAACGACGCACGTGAAGCGAAGCACCAGGTGAAGAACGACCATAGGACTAACCTTCGAGACGACCTGGATAAGATTCAGGATAAGCTCTCTACAATAGAGATGGGTATGTGTGACTCGAGTACCGCGATGCTTGAAATCCGCAACCGGCTAGACGACCTCCAACGTGAGCAAGTTAGCCAAGGAAAGAAGCAGCGCGATATGGAAGATGTGCTTACCCGCAGCTTGGACGACCAATCCGAGCTAAAGAAAGATATAGGTGGGCTACGTGCCGACAATAGGCACACACAGACCCGGCTCGACCGGGTTGTAGATACCGTAGTCCTGAACGATAGGAATTTACATGGCTCTGACAACTGAGCAGTGGGCAGCCGTCCGCAAAATCGTGTACGGCCTCGTAGCCTTGACCGGTGTAGGACTGACTGCATTCGGTGTTATCAACGCTGAGCAGTGGGCAAGCATCTCTGCTGGCGTTACTGGTGTTATTGGTGCTGTACTGGCGCTTCTAAACGTCAGCCCCACTCAGTACAAGGAACAGCCCGGTAGCAACTCTGCTGCGTCCCCCGCTGTCTCCGACCCCAACGCTGACTACTACACCTCTAGCGAGTACGCAGGTCAGTAATACATAAAGCGCAACCCCGGCAAGAGAGGGTCATCTTCCTTGCCGGGGTTGTGTCTACCCGTTGTTAATACAATACTCTGCAATCTCAGCTAATGCTTGAAGGTCTTTACCCAGCGTGTCGGCTGGTATCATCTCTCCATGAGACTCAAGCACTGCATACCGGAACTTGAGTGCCGATATTTTCGCGTGCATACTGTCGTATTTGTACGTCCTTGGGAATTTCTCAGACAGCCACTCTAGTGTGTGGATACCGTTCACAGGACCGCAGTCGTCATCTCGTATGTCGATAATGACCTGCCCGGGCTTGCCGGGTGTTTTGATAATCATCGGGGTAGTTTCACTTTCCTTAGATTTGCTCGTTGGTAGACCGAGCTAATTGTTTTTTGCTCCAAGACAGTTTCACTTTCTCTAGTTCTTCTTTGATTCCTTCGGTAGCCCGAATCATATACCGAACGAAGTTGTCACTGACGTAGTTTCGCCCAAACATATCTATACTGTCAGCTAAACCGCCAATACTTTCAATGTTTTCTTCTGTAGCGAGGATGTACCTATTTAGGGTTCCCGGTTCACCTTCGCGCCAAGGGCGTGATAACCCCTTATAAAAACTTAAAACACGATTTATATATTTATCTTCTTCCCCCGTATATAAATCAGCTGGGCGGTACCAAACTTCTATCTCTTGTATCGTGAGATAGACCTTGTTAGCGTGCACGCGCTCTTTGCCGTAAGGCGAAACGAGCACTAGAATCTTTCCTTCGTACCCCGACACGGGAGTTGAGACATGAGCTAAAGGGTACCCCATCGCAACTAAGAAGTCTTTGTATGGTTGCTCGTTAAATAATGGTTTCTGGAAGAACTCTTTCCGTTTCTCTTTGATAAACTTACGTTCCTCCCCAATCCGTGTTTTCATGGATTGTGGTAGAGCTTTGTAAACATCAGAAAATGATAGAGTTTCCGACCACAAGTCGAGTTTGAAGAGTACCACAGGGGGTAGCACACCGACAGCCTTCGAGTAATCTTTCACGGTTTTGTAAAGCCTACTCAACAGGTAACACCACTTTCAAATTCTTTGCTTCTTCCATTACCAGAATCTCCGAGCGATAAGATTTCAGCAGTTCTTGCAAGGTAATGTAGATGTACCTGCTCAAACGTGTCGGGGTAGCAACACCAAGCACGTTACCGGCTCGCCGTTCAATTATCCTTGTCTCCCCTAGCATCACTCGTGCGTAGAACGTCAGCGCGCGGTCCCGTGCCAACGGCGAGAATGCGTTCGGCCAAGCACAGCGGTGCAGGTCTTGATTACCCTTCACGCCTATGTCGGTCTTGCGAGTACGCGGCAAGAACCACTCAGGCTCAGCTTTGTAGATGCGCTCTAAGGTATCCAACGCCTTGTCAATATCTCGGATACCATCTTTCATCTGCGCCCGCCAGATGTACTTGAACGCCAGGCGCGCCCAGAATCCAATATCATCAACAACGGCTGTGGGGTCCACGCCGCCCATAGGTTTGTAGTGTTTAGGTGTGGTAGTCATAGGTGTCTCCAATCACTTCTGCGGTGAGTAGTTTCTGCAGCTCTACGCGGGCCTCGTAGGAACGTCCGCCCTTGACCGGCAAGGAGGTATCAACATAAAGGTTGCTATCGAGGTAGGCGCTTACTAACGTTGGGTCATCTTTGTACAGTTCAACAGGAAGACCTTCTACCCTGGATGACATTTTTATAGCGTTCTCACGAATAACGCTTCCCTCAGGGTGAAGACCCTCAATCTTGCGTAGTAATGACATAACATCGAGCTGGGATACGTATAGAGGTTTGTAGGTATGTGGTAATAAACCCTCGTATTGACTTACTTGGCAAATACCCTCCAAAGGCTCGACTAGATACATACCCAAACGCGCATGATTACGGTACTCAGCCAATAGATGTTTCAACCGTTCATCACCTTCACGCTCTGCTGCAAATAGCCATTCCTGCGGGTGTAGCCGGAGCAGGTCATAAAAACCACCTATCCCCTCACGATTGTCTAAAATACCGAGAACCCCCGGCAAAACGTACTTCAATGGGGTGCGTGGTAATTTAAATGCCACGGCGCTCAATCCTTTCATAGCGAAGGTCTTCCCGTAACTTACTGACTTCCTGAATTAGTTGTTGAATCAGCTGCGATTGCTCATAGACCATCTGTTGCAGGTTGGTTTGCTGATTAGCCTCAGCTTGTCGGTTACACCAACCTACGAAGCCGTCGTAACTACTCATCTTGGTTTCCTTTCTCTCGGTACCCATAAATATACGCAGTTGCGCTCAATAAATCAAGCGCAACTGCGACAATACAAACGTTATTTATATCACTCTTTGCGGTACCGAGAACAGTTATACCCTTCGACGGCCAGTGGCAGACCCCCAGACCACGCCGGGGCAAACTCGGAACCACCCGCTCCCATCAGTTCCGCCACCCGCTCCACCGGCATGCCGGACTGACAGATAACCTCGTCATGCACGTGCGCTACAACTTCCGCTCCGTGCTTCTCAAGGTTCACCAGGGCGTGAGCAAGAACATCTCGTGCCACAGCTTGAGTAATGTTCTCGGTGAGCTTGCCGCCATAGGTACTCAGGTAAGGGTCGAACACCTGGCCGGGGCGCATAACTTTCGGTTTCTTAGCCTTTGGGTTGTAGAAGTGCAGGATGTCTAGCGTCTTCCCGAACTTCAACATCGGCCTGGTGTGAACCTTGTGGTAATACACCGCGCGCCCACTCGGCAAGACGATACGCCGCGAACCGTTACGCCCGGCCTGCACAGTGATGAACTGCCCCACCTTGCCATAGCCTTTGCGGAACGCGCCCTCTAACTCTTTCCAGAACCGCGCAATGTTCGGGTTGGCGTTACGCCAGGCATAGACGAGTTCCTGCAGCTCTTCGTCCGTACCTTCGCCACCCATCTTACGTAGAGCACCCACACCACCGTTGTACCCAAGCGCCAGCACGGCCACCTTACCCTTTTGCCTCAGTGCGCGCGCTTCCTCGTAGGACACATGGAACATACGAGAAGCGGTCTCAATGTAAATATCCCGGCCAGCGCGGAACGCATCGAGCACCCACTCTTCCCCGGCCAACCACGCAATAACACGCGCCTCAATCGCGGAGTAGTCACACACGGTCAGCTCTTTACCTTCCGGTGCAATGACACACGCACGGATAAGAGGTTTCATGTCCTCCAGCGTGAGCGTGTCGTCCCCATCCATAGCCCGTGCCGCCAGAGCATTAGTCTCTTCCTCGCCCCCAGCAGAGGCTTTCGGTAGGTTCTGGAACTGCACACCTCGGCCAGCCCAACGCCCGGTGTGCGCGCCGAAGAACTGCATCGCACCGCGTACCCGGTGTTGCAGAGGGTCTGCAAGCCGTAGGTAGGCGTTGAACTTAGCCACCGAAGCTGCGTTCATGTTCGTTCGCAAGTCGAGTACGTTCTTCACTAGAGGGGGTACACCCGGCAAGGTGAGTATCTTCTGCACAGCGGCCTTGTCGATAGACTTGAACAACTCTCCGTCCTCAACATACACATACTCTTCGCCGTGCCGTTCGATAACACCTGCCGGTTCTAACAGAGACACCAACCACTCTAATAATTGCTTCTGTGAGTTCGCGTTCTCGATACCTGCAATAGCAGCCATATCGGCCAGCGTGTCGGTCTTGATAGTCTCGCAGAGCTTCACACACTGAGCAGCCAGTTCAACATCAGCAAGAATGCCACGGTCATTGATGCGTTGGTCTGCGTTCCACACCTCGCGCTCGCCCTCAGGGAAGCCGCCGAAGCGCTCTTCGAGTGTCTGGTGAATCTGCACCATAGTGTCTACGTCCTGCACTGCGTAATCACCGAAACGCTTCCAATCCTCGGGGTGTGATTCCGGCGTGCACCATTCACCCTTCTTATTCGGCCGACAGAACATGTTGATAAGTCGGGTACCTGCGGAGTCCTTTTCTTCCACGCCAAGGGCTATAGCAGCTTTCTCAAGCGACGCAGGGAAACCAAGAGAGGTACACATAGCCATAGTGTCTATAAACCGCTCAGGCGGCACGTAAGAGCTGTAGGGGTAGCGGCATATAGTTGAGATAACATTGCGCTCGAAGTTCGCATTATGCGCGACAAACGTTACTTCTTCGTCTGCGTATGCCGCGCGAACAAAATTGACAATAGCGTTATACCCGGCAAGTAGAGTGGACTTCTCTTCACCCTCCCACCGGTACGCACACAACAAAGGTTCCCAGAACGCACCACGCATGTAGATGTACGCGCCGCGACTTCCCAACGGCACGTCCGAGAAAGTTTCAAAGTCTATGTATAATAATTTCGGCATCGTTTTCTCCGGTTCCAAATTCGGGTATTGTCTGTTACAACACCCGCCCCCGCGTCTGTTCTCCCCGGGGGGGGGTTTTTCTTTTTGTTATTCTTTATCCGAAGATAGCTTCAGTATCCTCAGTACCACCCGCAGGAACTTCACCGAATGCAGCGGATGCGTCCTCAGCATATGCTTCGAGAATGTCACCGTAAGCCGCTTGTGCAGATACCGTACCATCCAGACGTTCGCCGTCACGGGTCTTGAGTACCGACTCAACGAAGAACTTGAGACCGAACGAGCCTTCGTACTCGTAGATGTACGGAGTCACCACAGCATATCCATAGCAACCTGAGTACACCTCGGAGGGGTCAATCTCTACAGGCACGCCAGCACCAGGTGCGAGAGTCTTCACCGGGGTAACAGTCTTACGACGGACAGCGTATTGGTCTGCGGTGAAATTGATAGCCCCGGCTAGGTATTCCTTGTCGGTGGAACGGTCATCGGTGTCTCCATCGCGAACAACCGTCTTAAGCTTGTTCTTCGTGACGACCAACATCTCGCCGGAGTCAGCCCACAGCTTCTTGAGTGTAGGTGCGTATTCAGCAGGGAGTTTCACTTTACCTTTACCGGACACCGCAAAGTCCACAGCATCGTTCACGGCCTTCTGCAAACGGTCGAGAACCTTCTCACCAGTCTTACCGATGGTTGCATTCTTCGGCACAATGAGGTTCACGGAGAACTTGTACTTAGCCGCTTCATCCGCTGGCATTTCCCGCAGCTCTTCAAGCGTTGCGTACTTCGGATTCTTACGGTCTGACAAGTCCTTAGCCTCGGCAAGGCTGACGAAAGAGAAACGGACTTCACCAATAGTAATGCTCACAATAGTTCCTTACAGTTATTTCAGTTGTTACTTGTTTTTGATTGCGTAGAAGACGGCCTTCGAACGTTTCAATTTCGCCTTGACCTTATCCTCCGTGCCGGGGTCTATCATGACGACGTTCACCCGGACTTTCTTTTTCACCAGAGCAAGAACTAGGTGTGCATTTACGGCACGGTACCCACTTCGGAACTGGTTCACAGCACCATCATACGAGAACCCAAGTTCTCGTGATAGCGCCCTCGCCGACTTTGACTCTTTGACGAGAGGTAGGTTATCCCATGCGTAGGGGTTGACCCACACCTCATTCAAACAGTTCAGTGTAGGCGCTTGCTGTTTCGCCATTCTTCGTTACTCCTTCTCGCTTATCGTCTGCAGGGACAAGCGAGAGCGAGCCTTCCGATTTAGAAACAAACTCAGCGCCCGGCGAGTCCTCCAACTTCATCTTGAGCTTGCGCTCGATGGTGGAAATACTTTCAAGTTTCGTGACGGTCTTCGACAGGCCGTCAATGATGATTCCTTCGTCTTGCAGCTTCATAAGGAAGCCGTCAGGGTCTTTGATAGTTCGCCGCCCCTGACCTCGAACAACCTTCACGCCGGGGTATTCTTCACCACGCTCGTAAATATCTTCGAGTACTCGCTCTTCAATCGCTTTAAGCCACGCCCGAATCTCCGACGCACGAAGAACAATCTCAGCTAATTCTTCCTTCGGCAGGATAGCTGCGGATAATTCGTTGAAGTTCACAGCTCTATACCTATTCCTTCCCATATCTTTTGTGCCCGTGCTGTGCACAGTGCTTTAGCAGGACACCACCGGCAAACTCCATCACTCGGTGCGAACTTACCTGTACCTGTGTTTATCTCTTCGACCGCAGGTTTCACAACATCCTCACGCCACTGAACTAGCTTCTCTGGCAAGGTCTCCCACTGTCGATGCGACGCTAGACGGGGCTGAATGATGTGTAGTGTCACCGTATTGAAATTCCAGAATGCCTTGAAGGCTTCCAATGCACCCAACCCGTAGAGTTTGAGCTGCGTGTTCTCAACCGGCGACACCGGCACGCCGCGTCCATACTTGTAGTCAATAACGTGCAGTTCATCTTCCAGAGCGACTATCGCATCTGCGGTACCAAAACAACCTTCGATACCAGGGAACACGCGAGTCTCTAACCAGATGACCCCCTCGTGCTTGTGAGAGAGGAATTGCTTTCGAGTCAAATCGAATATCACATCAATCTGTTGCTGTGCGTATTCCTGCATCTCGCTATAAGGGTTGTATCCGAGGAGGTATCGCCCGGCACGCACTAACTCGCTACGCTCTGACTTATACTCAACAGGGCTGATACGCCCTAGCCGGTATAGGCACTCATTCTCTAGAACTGAATGAGCTAAGGTCCCTTCCTCTGCGGCAAGCCCAGCTTCGGATTCAGGTATGTTGAGTGAATCTATAAGCTCGAAGCTTTTCGTGCAGTTTATCCACCGCTCACCCGAGGAAGGGGACAGTTTAGCGTGTATTTCCGGCATGACTTATGCGAACGGGTCGGTGTTCTCGGACTTCTTGTCTCCTTCGATGCGGTGCAGAAGGTCGCGCAGCTTAGCGTACACTTCGTTGTACTCCGAAGGGTCAAGGTCTTTCAGAATCTTGCCGCCCATGATTTCCATGCATTTTTCGTGGTAATCACCGTGCGCCATGATTGCCTTGCCCATACCTGCAACGTCTACTAGGCGTACCTGACGCTCTGCCTTAGGTGCTTCTTCCTTCACCAGCTCAGGCTTAGGAGCTTCTTCCTTCACCGGCTCGGGCTTAGATGCTTCTTCCTTCACCGGCTCAGGCTCGGGTTTCGGTTCCTCTGCTTTGGGAGCCGCTTTTTTAGCGGTGCTCTTACGGGCTGTGGTCTTCTTAGGTGCAGGTTTCTTTGGCTCTTCCTCTGCTGCAACAGCCACAGACTCGACGTTAGCCTGTGCAGAGAAAGTAACCGGGTTTTCCTTGAAAGTTTCCTGCGCAATAGCAAGAGCGTTCTTCACTACCTCGGCCAGGGAACGACCCAACTGAATGCCCAGCTCGTCAATCTGCTTGCTCATTATGTCCTCCGATTTTGTCCGATAAAGTTGTCGCGGTTGCGACTACAGTTATAACTATAACCTGTCTCAACCGCGATAATCAACTTATTCTATTGTGAGTTATGTTGCACAAATTTTACTTCGCCAAATGAACGGCCTCAGACCATACCTGATTGCGGAACTCGTTCGATATTCCGTGAGAGTTCTCAAAATATTTCTCGAGGTCGAAGACTTCCGGCGCTTCGATGAACAAGAGCTTACCAGGCAAAGGGTTGTTTTCTTTTAAGTATTGGTTGGATGTAATACCCCAAGTAACCCAGTTACGGTGTTGAAGACCCTCCCCGTTGTTAGACACGTACCAAGCGCGCGTTGATTTATTGTAGAAGTCTCGCAAAGCTGGCTGAGAGTCTTTGTCGCTAACGTCGTGTACAGCCAGCCAAGTTTGTTCAGGGAGGGCTAAGCTGTTTAGGTTAGGTGAAGGAAAGAACCCTGTGTATCCCGCACCAATCAGGTTCAACCACATACCTATATCCCCACCAGTGTCTCCGAAGAACACCGGTACGAAATCTTGTTGGCTTCCTGGGTACAGCACACGTTTAACCGACCCAACGAATATCCGTTTTGCTAACTCGTAGTCCTCCCGTGTGCCTGTGGAACCTGGCAAGACCAAACCTAACCGAGAAAAACCGTCCCACTTTAGAGAGCGTAGGTACTCCTGCACAGGGTCGTATGCAAAGAATTTCAGATATTCGTCGTAAGCCCCAACTACTAAAGATACAGTCAGGCCGTCAATGTTATACACCGAAGCTACGTACTTTTCCAGAGCAGGTAAATTATGCACAAACTCATGTTCCGATTGGCGGAATACCATAGATGTTGGGCTTTCGGAAAGACTTACATCTATTGCCCTTCCCGCGCGTGTGTCAAAACGTATATGACCTAACTCTGGGTCAGTACAGAAAATATGTAGTAGGTTCTCGTAGGTTGGTTCTATCCGACCCTGAGAATCGTAAGTAAAATCGTCGTTCCTGCTGTACATAGTTCTTATTCCTCTCTGTCGGTTTAGTAAGTCTCTAGAACATCGTGATTGATGTAATAGACAAATTGCTGTCCCTGGCCGGGTATGTGTCGCTTCTTTGATTCCTTGCGAAGCACCCCACGAGATACTAATGCGGACATAGCACTAGCAACACGGCTCTGGTCTTCACGAGAGAAGTCCCTCGGCAAGCCACCTAAGGCTTCCACCCACGCTTCCAAAGGGGTTATACATTCCCTTGGTGTATCGGCAGGTGATGATGCCACGCCGAGAGTTTCATATATACCTTCCTCAAGCTGCCTAATTCGTCGAGAGCGCTCATTCAAACGAAGATTGAACCAGTTCTTCTGCACCGGCAAGCGAAGAAGTTCTTCGATACTTTCCGTCCATGCATCAGACCGGGTGTACTTCAACCGTTCCTTCGCAGCGAGGGCTTCTTCATGGTCGTTGAGCCTGTGGGTCTCCCCCATCTTGTATGCATGTACTGCCTCTGCCCAGATTTGGTCTACATACTCAGGTGTGAAGAGGTCGAAGTCAAGGCGACCCGGGCACTCAACGAGCAAGAAACGGCGATTACCTTCGCGCTCACGAAGAAATTCCATCTCGTTTGTGGAACCCCAAATAGTCCACCGGCGTTGGTAAGTACGTGACCGGCGGGCATACGGCGCACGGTAGGTATCTTGTTTACGTGTCATGAAGTCTTTCAGTTCATCGAAATCCGCTTGTTTCAATGCCCCAGCTTCATTAGATACAACAATCCAAGCCTTGTGTGAGTCCAGCAAAGTGTCTTTATTCTTGATGTCCCCAAGGGCAACTTCCATACCCTTACACATGCGGGAAATCCACTCAGATTTTCCTCGCCGTTCACGGCCTACCAAAATTAGTGTCTGGTCTGCACCACACCCCGGCTCGTAAACACGTGCAACGGCGGCCAGGATAGAACGTCGCGCCACCATACGGGTGTACTCAGTGTGTTCTTCCAGGCCGGGGAGACAGGTTTCTAGGCGCTTTTCTCCGTCCCACGTCAAAGAGTCTAAGTACTCTTTCACAGGGTCGAACATGGAATCTTTGCCTTTCTTACGAAGGGCTTGGTCGATGCGCTCATTCGTAACGGTCAGGCCGTAGTCGTCTTCTAGTGTCTGGCGGAAGTCCAGAATTTCTTCGTCCCCGATGTCTACCCGTTCAGGTGCGGGGTAGTTCATCCAGGTATCAAGCCTACTCGTTGTGTAGTAGTTGCCACGGGTGCAAAACCAAATATCTCGAAGGGATGGGTCGTTTTGGAAAATCAACCCAAGGTTTTTAAGTGAGTTCACCGGCTGTTGTGTTTTCGCGTCTAACTGCAACTGCCGAAGCCATCCTAAATCGGTACTTCCTCGTTCCTGTGATTCAGCTACAACACCTTCATGTGTGTTCGCGCTGTGCGACGTTGATTCCTCCCGGCTTGAGATAGCCTCTAGGTAAGGTTGGTAGGCTAAATCTTGCTCCCGGACAAGGAAATCTTCATAGCTTTCTAAAAACTCACGCATAGCGTTGTAGGAGGGGTAGCTATTAGCTGAGTACTTCTTTCGTATAGCTTCCCGCTCTTTCGGGTCTGTCGCACTTGCTAATTCTTTATCTCGCTCAACTTCATACTCTTTGTCAAGATGGTGGAATTTGTGCAAGCGAACAAGGTCGAAAGCGTTATTAGTTTGGTTACCGCCCGCCGGGTCACTACCGTGCCATGAATGATACAGGCCGGGGCGTTCGTCAATCTCTTTCAGGCCTGCGGGTTTCGATGAATCTGCATAATCGTAGTGGTACCGGCCTGTAGCGTCTTGAGTGTAGGGCAGGTCAAACACACGGATAAGTTCATCTAAGTCTCGGTAGGCACGGTTGAACCGCCCCACAATACCCTGAATTTTATATGGGTCTCGTTTCCTGTCGGTTCGGCCAACAGAGATAACCGCCTCACCTTTATTGAAGGTCCTCAACCAATCACGCCCGTTGGCTAGAGCGCCCTCGTGCACGCCGTAATCGTAGCTGAAAAAGTCTTTGCTTGCCGGGGTAAACATGCACTGGCTGGGCTTCGCACTGGCCGGGTCTATAGAGGCTTTCGGATTATCCGCGATAATCGAACGTACTAAATCCCCGTACTGGCTCGGTGGTAAAGGTTCAGCCAACGGCACGAGAACGCGATATGAGAGCTTTTCTTCGCTGTGACTATACGATGTATGCCAGAAGTAGTAAAAGTCGCTTAGATAGCCGCACAGAGCCTCAAAACCACCTTCTTGGGCACCATCCAGGTCTAAAGTGATTACGGAACGATTGATAACGTTCACGTTTTTTCGGTAGTTGTTTTTCAGCTCACCGGCAACGTAGGATTTCTCTTGCTTCTCCGTGCCGGGGGTTTGTAGCATCTTCGCTATATCACCCAAGGTTAGATACTCACGGTGTGATTTCGGGGAGACTCCCGGAGCAAATTCAAAACTAAAGGTTTTGTCGACAATAGACATTCTAATCCCTTTCTGATAAAATTCTAGTGGTTTCGTTTCACAGCTTATCACCAACTATCGGGGACTAGCAAGTGAGTAAAAACCCTCGGTTACCCTTTCTGGCCGGGGGTTTTTATTTTACCTAAAAACTTATGTGATATTACACACAAATACTAGACAAATTATAGAAAGACGAGTATAACACGCGCACACGCACGCGCGCGAAACTATTAATCTCTTTTTTTATTACCATTATTGACAGTTCCTTGGAATATCAAGGGATTCTGCCAGTCAAAACAGTGACATTTCGAGTACAAAACTAGTGACAAAAGCTCTAAAACGTGATTTTTGTGTTGTAGGTCACTGACTTTCAGATTTTTGTGGTTCAGGTCTCAAATTCAGGGGTTGTCAATGTTTATGACTTGAAATTGTCACCAGTTCGACTCTTTACAATCGTTGACATTCCGGGGCAATGTCAATGATGTCAATGGTTTTCGTGTTTTAGAATGTTGTAGAGAAACCTGTGCAAAACCTGGGAGAATCTACCCACTGTTCAAATACGTAATTTACGTGTATTTCCACGTGTTCCAGCTCACACTCTATGCCCTTGGATGCCCCGGCACTCGTTTCTACACCCTTATACACCCATCAGCTACCGCCGGGGGCTACGCCTGCTTTAGCGCAATGACCCATCCCTTCGTGCTATCCCTATCCCCTGCACATGACCTTCTCCATACGCTCGCAAGAAGACAAAGAAATACCCCCGGCAAGAGCGGCACAAGCGCTTCTAACGCTTCCACCACCCCACCAGGGGTACTTATACCAACTAATCCATGAAAACCCGACAGCGGGGCTTCTATAGTTTACCTGCTTATCTCACGTTCCAGTTCTTCCAGTTCTTCGTCTGAAATCCTCACGCCGGATACACTCACCGAAGGGCCGAAAGACCAATCAGACGAACCACCTAACAAATCAGCCGCGCTAATAGTACCTTTACCTTTACCTTTTCCCATTTCCTCTTATCCTTCCTCTTTCAAATAGTCCAGCAGACGCTGTTGTGCGTCTACCTTACCCATCAATGAGTCGTACACACGCCCGTCGATAGAATCCTCTGCCATAATCATGTGAATCTGCACGGCCTCTTTCTGACCGCTACGCGCCAACCTCTTATTAGACTGTTGCCAAGCCTCGGACGACCACGGAAGAGACAACCAAACAGCAATATGACCCCCGGCCTGTAGGTTGAGTCCATGTCCGATAGAGTCTGGGTGCGCGGCAAGAATAGGAAGCTCACCTTTGTTCCAACGCTCAACGAATCCACGCTCTTTGACGGTGTGAACGTCCGACCCGAAGCGTTTCTTCAACTCTTCAAGCTCGGCTTGGAACCTGTAGAAGACCAACACCGGCGCGCCGTGGCTCTCTTCAAGGATTTCTTCAAGCACATCTAGCTTGAGCTTGTGCAGAACATCGTACCCTCGCTCACCCTTACCCCCCGGCAAGCCACCAGCACCACCATCAACACCATCAACACCTTCAACAGCGTCGTGGTACAAGAACCCTGTGGTAATCTGAGATAATTTCCCTGACACTACAGCTGCGTTCTTCGCGGTAATCTCTTCGCCGCTCTCTATCAGCCGTAGTACCATTTCTTCTTTCAGCGTCTTGTACTGCTTGCGTACCTTCGCCTGCAACTTCACCATCTGCGGCACGTAGGTGACAGGTGGTAGCGCAACCTTACCTTCGGTGCCCTGTACCAAAACCCGGCTAGAGATAGCATCGTAAATATCCCGCTCGGTCTTCTTACCGTTGCGAGTAGCCCATTTGGTGACAATCTTGTTCGGCAGTTGTGCCGCCGCGTAGAAGTACCGCCGCCTATACTCACCAATAGTCTTGCCTAGAGACTCTCCCCAATCAAGTAGGAACATCTGCGCCCATAGGTCAATAAGACTTTTCGGTGTGGGCGTACCAGTCAAACCCCAAACATGCTCGGCACGTGAGACTAGCGACTTAGCACCCCTCCACCGGCTAGTGCGGTGGTTCTTGTACCCGGAAAGCTCGTCGATAATCACCGTCTTGAAACCGCCAGCCATCGCACGTGCCAGCAACCCGTCTTGGTTATCGCGCGACACGACCACCAAATCTGTCTTAGCCCCGGCTAGACGTTCGCGCTTCTCCCTATTCCCCTTCACGACGGTGACGGACAGGTCAGGCCGCCACAGCTTAGCCTCGGATTCCCATACGTTCTCTGCTACGCGCTTAGGTGCAATAATCAACGCCGGTAAGTGTTGTGGTTGCAGAGCCGACAGGCAGATAGCCGTCTTGCCCAGACCCATATCATAGAACAGCGCCTTGCCTCCGCGCCCTTCACGCAGGAACTCGACGGCCTCTAGCTGATAGCCCCTCAGCTTTAAGAACATATCTTCCATGTCTTACCCCTCCTCAGTCTTCCCTCGTCGCATCACGTCTTCTACCCGGCGTGCCCTGTCGCCACCCGAAGCACCACTCGTTTTGTTCTTCCGCGCTATCCTTTGCGCTCGCAGTTGCAAGAACCCGGCAAGCCCTGAATCGACAGTACCCGGCTCGGTGTAGCCGTCTCCTAGTCGAACGTCCTTGACCTCACCGATACCAACCTGCGGCGTGAGCATGTTGTACTTCCTCACTGGCGTACCCTCTAGCTTCTTCGGCCTCTGCTTGGCACGGTAGTACTTTCGTGAGTGTGCACGCGCTCGCATGCGCCGGACGCATTCCTTACATCCAGGGTTTTCAAGCCCTACGACAGCGCCACACTCTTCGCATGGTGGTGGGCAGTAAGCGCCTTTTTTCTTGTTCCTGTTCGGTTCCATCTTCATTACCTCTCTTCTTCCATGTCCCGAGCGCGTTCCTTATCGCGCTCTTCTAGCCATGCCTTGACCTCTTCTACCCCGGCAAGCACACACCCGGCATGCCCACCCCGTTCAAGTACTCGCAGTACATATTTCTGCCGCTCCGAGACCCTCCCACCACGTGCGCGTTTGAGCTCAATGAACCATACTGAACCCCCCGGCACGAGAACTATTCGGTCTGGTATACCGACCTCAGTCGGTGCGAGCTTCCAGGTCACCCAGCCTCGCTTGCGAACTTGCCGAACAAGAAATGCTTCGACATCTTTCTCTAATGCGTTTTTCATATAACGAGTTTAACAAACTGTCCAACTAAAATCAAGCGCCACCGCGCACACTTTCACACCGAAATAGCCGCAACACCCCGGCGTGTCACCGCCTAATTTCACACCAAACACCCTTGTCACGTGGTATACTTTAACTGTTTCGTAACAACTACAAACAAGGAGGTCACCAGCATGACAGGCATCCACATAGCAGACCAGGTACTCAATAACCTTATCTTCTTCTTGCAGAACGGTTACTGGCTGGCACACAGCATATTCTAAACCTGGTATACTGAATTACGCCACGGTAACACGTGTTGTCACAGTTCTCATAGACCACCACGACAGCACGCACCCCCCCCCCCGCCCCCCCGCGCGGGGTGCGGGGGGGGGGGGGGGGGGGGGTTTCTTATAACGAAAGGAATCAACTAATGACCGCTCTCTCCATGCTTCTAGGACCAGTGTATTTTTACATGGACTTCTTCAACCGATTCGGATACTTCCCCGGCTAGAAGATAACTAATCAGCAACGAAAGGAACACACCATTATGTCACCCTCGCATTGGGCAGTCGTATCTCTTGCGTTCTACCATACGGCCATGAACATCTTCAATTTCTGGCACTAAGGAAACAACAACTATGTTAGTACGTTACAGTGCCGTTCAACTGGCTATGTACCCTATCATGTGGGCGTTCTATAGCTTCTGGCACTAACCCCAAGCAGACATAAAAAGGAAACCCCCGGCAAGGACTGAACATCCTAGACCGGGGGTTTTCGCTAGACCATCGTCTAGCTATCCCACCAACTAACTCAAGCGCATTTATATGATATCATATACATAAGGACATAAACCTCTCTATATGTTTCCTGTTTGTCGGTGATTGAAGAAGTTGGGAGTATTCAGACCCAACTCAAGAAAATACCCCGCACACATATCTCTCCTAGTGTGCGGGGTATTCTCTTATCCATAATCAATCATCCTAACAGGATTAGCAATGGCTATACGGTGAACCACCTCCCTGTTTGCAGTAAATCCACCACATGATGCCTTGGTTGCACCATTTCATGTGTAGCCAACCAGGTACCCACGGGTCTACCCCGCGCGGGCATTGGGTACCTCCCATAGACCACGCCTGTGCAGGTGCCGCGCCTACGCCAGCTCCAACAGAGCTAAGAGCAAGACCGGCGGCAAGAGCCAGACCCACGAGTTTCTTACGAACATTTTTCATTGTTCCTCTTTCTTTTCAGCGGACCCGGTTACCTTTTTGATAACCTCCAAAGCCCGGTTATCTTTTCCTACCTGCTCACGAAGCGCCCGCCATTTCTTCCAGTTCACACCGGCTCCAACAGGCCCATCCCCTACAGGTACTACACGCCCACCTAACCCGCGAACAGCTTCCCCGGCACGCAATAGCGCAGCATCCCGGCGTGCTTTGTTCTTCTCGTAGGTTTCGGCGCTGGTCTTCATGTGATGGTGGTGAGAGCACAGCGAGGTCAGGTTATCCAGCTCGTCGCTGTGCCCTTCAACGTGGTCTACGTCGGTAGCCTTCTGCCCACACCGCTCGTTGGTGTTCCCGTCAAGGGCGGTGCACCTAAAACCGTCTCGCTTGAGCACCGCAAGGCGAATCTGCTTCCACTTAGGCGACTGCCGATAGGTCAGACCGCTTTTCTTACCCCACCCGGCACGACGTTTCTTGCTCAAAAGCCTTAGATACCTTTCTTTATTCCCAGTACTTAGCTGCTTTATCTACCGCTATCTCAGAGGCTTTAGCTGAAGCGATGTCTACTAAAATACTTTCATGGAATCCGTCATCCAGTTCTACACCACGAACGGAAAGCTCCAGAGCCACAGCCCCAAGCACATCTTTCACTGACTTCCCATCTCCGGCACGTACAACTTTCGGTAGCTTGGAAAGCCCGGTTATCTCAGGGCGATTCACGCCGCGAGATACCAGGGGTGACATACCCCGGTTATCTATAACAACCTGCCTCAGGAACGCGTAGACATGTGCAAGGAATACGTTTTCTAGCACCTTACGCGGGGTATCCCCCTGCACGTTGGCACCGGTACCAAGACCCGGCAAGCAGACCCATGACACTGGCTTGACAGGTTCGTTTCGAGAGACCGCATACTCCAGGTCTTCCCGAACCTTTTGTGTAAGGTAGTTCCGCGTCTCAAACACGTGCCACATATGCGAGAGGTTCACAGGTTCCGGTTTGGTCTCAAGGGTCGCCGGGTGCTCCATACCATAAACCTTTAGTTGCGTATATGGTTCTTCATCTAAGAATGAGGGGAGGTCTTCCCATGTCACAGATGAACTTTTAACAGCGGTAGAGCTTGCTACCACCTTGGAAGTACCATCTTTGCATTTCTCCGCAGTAATGGCGGCGACACCACTACCAGGTTCCAAGTTCTCAGCAACCCATTGGTTTACTAGCTCTGCAACCTCTTCTACTTGTTCGCGAGTTATCTTCTTGTTCATGACTTCTATTCTTTCTCTTCAACCCCGCGCACTGGGCGACCCCCGGCACGCGGCGCGTTCTCTTCTACCCACGCTGATACCGTCGCCTTATCCCAGAGCAAAAGCTCTCGACCTGCCCCGTCTAGCGCGGTCATCACCGGCGGCGGGAAGTCACCGTTAGAGAGCCGGTAATAGATAGCCGAACGGCTATGCGGTACCATCTCGATAGCCCCGGCTAGGGTCATGAGCGGGTTATCAGCTCCAAGAGCGCGGACACTTCCGCTCTCAAGCTCAACTTCGATACGTTTCACCTAAAAGTCGCCTCCTTCCACAAGTACCAGGTGATGCCCGTTGCGCATAGCGTCATCAACGGCTATCGAATGTGCCACCTCTTTCAGTTCCTCCCAGGTCTTGAACAGACCGCTACCAGGATTGACAGCCCCGATAGTATCGGCGATGGTGTAGCTCATAGCACCCCGGCTAGAGTGCCCATACGGTGCGCTCTGTTCGTACTTCACAACACCGATGCCTACGAAGCACCCTTCTTTATCATCCCGGATAAGGCACGTGAGTAACCCGAAACGCTCAGCCACCGCGTAGGTTTCGTAGCGTACTGAGTACCGGCTAGGGAACTGTGTAGCTTTCGGTTCTTGCAGTATATTTTCTAGGTTTACCATCCCGGTTACCTTTCTTCTCACCGTGCCTAGCGCGTGCCAGCCCGGTTATCTAGATTTTCTTTGCGTACCCCCGGCACGGGTGCAGGACGGCGGCGGTGCATCATCTCTTCACGTGCCCGCCTCTGCTGTGCCAGACGGTTGTAGTAGTCTTCTTCTAGAACGGTGATGCGCTGTTGTAGTTCCATGTACATGCGGTACAGGTCTTCGTGCCTGGTGGACGGTAACACCTCGTGGTACACATCCCCTATGCGGTAGTTGCACCGCGCCCTATCCCGGCATGCAGAGCGCTTAGCGTATAACGCTATAGCACCGGTCAGGATGAACAGGAAAGAAGCCCCGGCTAGAAGTAGCGCGTTGATAATGTGTGCGGTCATGATGCTTGCTCGCTTTCTGGAACGTTTGGAACGAAGATGTAGTATTGTTCATGTAGCGGCGGCGCATAACCTTCGCGCGAGAATACTTCTTTAGTTTCTATGTGAAAGGCTTCGATCTTTGAGATACCCCTAGCGTGTACGCCGCTCGGGTACCACTTGAAGCTGTACCAATGTTTTTGTAACGCGGGGTGTGAGAAGCCTGCGGGCATTTCAAAGAAGTCAGATTTATACACCGGGTAACGGTTACCCTTTTCGTCTAGTCCGAATACCTCAAACTTTGACTGGATACCTTTCAGCGGCACGCGCTCGGCGTACATCTGTACGTACACATCCCCCCCGTCTGGTTTGTACTCTAGCGCCCGCTCAAGTTCGCCGCATACTTCTTGCTGAACGCCGTAAGGAAGGCGTAACGGGGTCACCTTTAGGTCCTGTATTATCTTACGGTTCTCTTTGTATACCCTGTTCTTGTGTTCTATTTGCTCTTGCTGGAACCTGCTAAGACGTGGTTTCATGTCGTACACCTCTTCCTAAAAGATGAATATCATGCGCTGTTCTCCCAGCGCGGTAGTTGGTAGTGAAGTCCTGATAACAGAACAATGTTGTGTCAGAGGTTCAAACAACTCAAACAACATATCTGAGTCCGCCTTGAGGCGTTCACGGTACTGTTCAAGCCGTTTCTGCTTATATAAGTGGTGTTCCAGGTCTGCCCCCGCGCCCTCAAGACGAATCATTAGGGCTTCAAGGGCTTTCCACACGTCTTTATTCACTAGCGCCTCGCATGAGCTGATAGGCGGCGTATCCCCCGGACAGGAACAGCCCCAGGGTAGCCCCGTTTCCGGTGCCGCCGGTGAGAACAACAGCAGTACCGAAAGCCCCGGCTAGTACCAGAGCGCCCGCAGTAGTTAGTGCGCGAAGTTTCTTAGTCATTTTCAACCTCCAGCAGGTTAGTCGGTTTCGGATACCTTGATAAACAGGAAGGTGACGGCGAAAGGTAGGGTCACACTTGATACGGTACCCACAACCGCGTAAGAATCCCGAACGAATTGTTTGTATTCTTCCAGCCCCATAAGAGTAACTGGGGCGACTACTAAAAAGATACCAAGTATCATTACCGCCACGGCGGCTAGGAATACCACCGTAGGAACTAGCAGAGCTTTCTTTATTGCGGTCGTGGTTAGTTTCCTTCCACTATGTCCGTTATCTGGTTGTAAAGTTTTTCGATAGCCCCCGGCATGTCGTCGTGGTATCCATCCCGCATGTCGCGTACCTGCTCATACAGGGTTTCAAGGCTTGCACGCTCTATGTAATCTTTTTCTACTTCTTCACGGAATACCGTTAGCGCGTCTTGCGATTCCACAGCATCATCATGGAAACTTTCTATGCGGTCTGACATCCGCAGCGTCAATAGCTGAATAGTATCTAGCAGTTTGTCTATTCCTGCATGAAGACTGTCAATGTAGTCTTCTACCACATCCGGGATGACCTCTCCCCCTTCATCGTAGGGTACAGGGAAATCATCTAACCTAACTAAGAGTTCGTCCACCTTAGAGTCGTGTAGCGCGCTTGCGTCATCCAGCCACCCGGCTAGTTTGTCTGCGGTTATGTCGTCGTCAAGCAGGGTACCTTCAAAAGCCATTTCAAGTATTCCTTTCTGTTTAGTCGTTGAATGCGAAGAACATAGTGCCGTCTAGAGAGGGTGCAAAGCACCACCCCCAATATTCAAGCTCTTCCCGGAACGCCTTAGTGTCTACGAATCGTAGTGCTTTAGCGTCGTCCACATGGAAGTACCGGCTGTAAATCTCGCGTATATATTCATCAAGTTCTTCATGGTCGCCGTCGTAATCGAAGATCAGACGCTCTATAGCATGCCTGTCTTCAAGAGTGTCAAAGAGTAACCCTGTGTGTACACCCCAAGCTATGAGGGCATCCGCCGGGCATTCAAGCCCGATACCTGCTTCAACGGCGTTCCGGTAGGCATGGGTTAGATTTACCTTTTGAAGTGGGGTCGGGGCGCTGTAGCGTTCTTGACACAGCTTCTCAAAGCGTGCCACTTCGTTGCGAATGTCTTCGCTCTCTTGCAGGGTCAATTCTGGTTTGGATAGGTTTAAGGTTGCCACGGTTCTGCGCTTTCTCTCAGGTCACCGGGCACCCCGGCTAGAGGGTACCCGGTGCAATGGTGATGTGGTGGCTACGCCACGTTGAAATCGAAGATGAAGTACTCGCTCATGCGGCGCGGGTTCTCAAGGAAGAACACCCGGCTATCGGCAAGGTGTACAAGGTACTGTTTCGTATCAAAGAACTGGAACACGGGGTTTGCGGGGTTCAACCCGTACCGTTCTGCCGCCATTTTCTTTACGTGCTTGTCGCGGAAAGTAACCACTTGACCGGTGAACGCCCGTGACAGACGGTGTAGCATGTCGCTTGAATTTAGTGTTATATGGGTGCAGTCGTGATGTTCAGACCACACTAGAATCGCGTCTACAAGCTCATAGTAGTCCGTACCACCGGCAAGGCTTCCACAAACCGGCGCAAGTTATCCTTCTGTGCATCTGTTAGGCTTTCGTTGTGGTGCTCTCCCAGGAAGTTGTTTACGCTGTTGATAACATTACTTACAATGAGGTCAATTTTTGACATGGTGTTTCCTTTCTTATGCAGTGAATACGAAGAACGTAGTGCCGTCTAGTAAAGGCGCGAAGCGCCAACCCTCATATTCAAGATGCCTCTGGTATTTCTCGAAGTTGGTAAACAGAGCCGCGTATGATCCTAAGGCTTCATCTGTTATACCAATCTCTTCTAGGTACTTACCAGCTAGGTATTCGTCGAGGTCATTCACTTCACCGTCGAAATTGAGCAAAAGGGTTTTTAGTTCTTCCACGTTATCTAGCGCACTCTCCATATCTCCGGTGTAATCGCCCCATACCATAAGCGCGTCCGTAGCGAGGTCTGCATCAACCCCTAGCGAGACTTCCCCGTACTCACAGGCTTCTACGAGGTTCGCCCGCTGTTGCCCGGTCAGTTCTTCCCCGTAAAGGCTCTCAAAGCCGTCTACGGCATCCTGAATGTATTGAGGGTTTCCCATTTGTCTCGTTTCCTTTCGGTTACGCCAGTGCACGGCGGTTGATGGTGAGAATGTCAGCGGTGTCAGCATCCAAAGCCTTCACCGGATCTGCAACAGGCTTGGAAGCCCTGTTACCTTTAGGCTCTGTCGCTACCTGCATGAGGGGCAGGAACATAAGAAGCCCTGCTAGGCATGCCCCAATACCCCATGCTAGGGTTTCAGCTAACAACGTGTATTGATACGCGAATGCGAACCCGGTTGCCAGTACGGCTACCCAAAGCCCGGCTATAGTTGCGAGAGTTTTCAGGTGTTTCATACCCGGTTACCTTTCTGATTAGATTGTGTATTTTCCGTGCCCGCCCAAGGAATCGAACCCCGGCTAGTACCATAACGGGCTACCGCATTATCGGTGAAAATGTGCGGTGATTATTTACTGAGTGAAGTACGGTTGAAGGTTAGTCCATCACAAGCCCGGCGTTTTTGAACGCTTCAATAACACGCCCGTCTGCATCTCCCCCGAACAAGTCAGCATCAAAAATACTGTATCCGCCGCCGGTGGAGAATTTGTGAATGTCCTTCGTTTCGTCGTATCGGTACTTGCGCATGTATTCCTTGAGTTCGCCCAAGCTCAGGTCTTCGTAGACCGCGTTGAGGCGGCGGTACTGCATGTCCAAGATAGCCCAGCTACGCATGCCGCTTACCGGGTTTTCCCGCAGGAAGAACACCGCAAGGTTCTTGAGGCGGTGCTTTTCAAGAGCGCGTGTCAATTCCCCGCTTTCCAAGTGTCGGTTTAGGGCTTCTTTTAGTTCTTTGGGGTTGAGCATTTCGGTCATGTCCTTTCGTGGTTTCGTGGTTTCGGGTTATCGAATGAAGTAGATGTGAGTTCCAGCTTTTTCCATCACAGCCCGCATATCAAAAGTTCCAAACAGGTTGTGCGATATGTCCATGTCTTCACCCTTAGGCGCAAGGAACATGAAAGCCTTTTCTGTGGGTAGGTAGGAATGCCCGGCAATGAAGTTTCGGGTATCTCCAAGTCCCCCCGCCTTGTATACGCGATTGAGCTTCTTCATCTCAACACCTGATATTACCCACGCGTCGTATTCCCCGGAACCAAGTTCCAGAGTACCAGCGAGTTCGATTACCACTTCATCAGCGCCGTATTCTTTGACGACGCGCTCCAGTTTCCCCGATTTGTAGTTGTTCAGTAGAACTTCCAGGGCTTCCTTGTTGTTCATGTCAAAGTTCCTTTTCCGATTAGGGTTGATTAGGACACCTGATAAGAGGAGCCTTCTAATTTCGTACTTATCAGGTCTGCCACGTGTATGTATGGCAGAGTGCGTACACCGGGATTTGCACCCGGCTTGGAGACTAACTCTCTGTACGCGGCAGGTTTACATACCTGCAATTTTCATGAGTGGGTTCAGTAGGTTAGTAACCCATGCGATAGGTGATTCATGTGCGTATGTTGCCCATGAAGTCATGTACGCTACCCACGTCATTACGTAATCGTAAGTCATTGGTTTCCTCTATTTGTTTGTCAATCAGCGATTTAGCATTTCTGCTTTGTTGTTATCAACTCTATCAGTAGTTGGACGCTTTGTCAAACTGCCTGTATGCCTTATCCAAGGTGCCCTTGCTTTTCGCCGCACTTATTAGGGTATTGGCTACTCTCCAACATGCCAGAATTAAATGTTTGATTCTGCATTTCGCTATTTCGTTTTGTTGATATATCTAATGTATATCAGAGTTGGACTGTTTGTCAAACTAAATAGATGTGGTGTGTAGCACATACCCTATACGGCATGGGTGTGTAGCAGGTGTGTATAGGTACGTACACGTGTGTGCGTGTGTGCGTGTGTGCGTGTGTGCGTGTGTGCGTGTGTGCGTGTGTGCGTGCGTGCGTGTGTGCGTGCGTGTGCATTACGTTAGTACGTTTGTTCTATTCATGCGTTTGTGCACGTGAGTGAATGTGAATGTGTATGCATGTGCGTGAATGTGTATGCGTGACGTGTGCCACGTGTTAGTACACGTGTACTAGGGGCGGGAGGGGACCCACCCCCGGTTTCCCTTTCCCCCTCCGCCGGGTTCTGTCGCTCGGGTTCTGAACCATTGGAAAAGTACGGGATTAGAACATAGTATCGAACGCAGCTGCGCTCATAGATATACATTATTATACGTGACGGACATCATACACATGATATAGAACACATCCACCCCTTCTCCGATGAAGAGGCGAAGCCCCCGGCAAGCCACGCCGTCGTACCTAACCGAATACACCTACGGTATACTGGGGAATGCCAGACATCTTAAGCATCATATGGTGCTTAAGAAATTCGCACATACGTGAGAAAACCTATGCAATATCGAAAAGACTTACCAAATGGTTACCGCACGTGCTACCGCTGTCGTAAACCTGTTCGACAGTATAGCGCAAAAGGAAACGACCGCCGGTACTGCAGCCCGACATGCCGACGCGCAACGCAGGTGAGGCGCGGACATATCCGGCGAGTGCTTCGAGAGTACGAGAGCTTAGACGCTCTATCGCCGATGCAGCTCATGCGGAAGAAGAATTACGAACGTGAGCTGCAGTTATGGGACCAAGAACTAAAGGAGACAGCAGAGAATGCCCGGCAAAGGAAACAATAAATCCTCACGCAGTCAGCGCGGCCAGTACGAAGTTGTTCAGACAACCGCCCTAGAATACACACCCGCAGAACAACCTGAGCTTCCAGACCATTTCGATTGGCACCAGCTCACCGTGGATTACTGGAACGACCTCGGCAAGCACCCGACGATGCAGAACTACACTGAGGCGCAGTGGATGCATGTTCTGGTTACTCTCGTCATGCCGTTCGACGAATTAGTGAAGAAGAAAGAATCGAACGTGTCCGTCCTGCGCGCCTCGGAGGTTTTGACCTCTAACGCGAAAGAGTTCGTTATCTCGCCGAAGTCTGTTACTGCGGCTAAGCTAGAGTTCCTAACCGGCGCTGAAATTCAGCAGCGGCTCGAACGACAAGGGAACAAAGCCCCAGCACGTGAGCTGAAACGCTCTAAGCGATATGACGACCTGCAGATAGAAGAGTAAACATGTTCGATACGTTTGCGGCTACCCCGACACGGGCGGGCTTCAAGCCACGCCGTAAAGGCGACTTCCCTACCTTGGGGTACCTAGCGCTGGACTGGATGACAACGTATTTATCCCGTCCAACAGTGACCTACCACGCGCCCTTCGAGCCAACCCGCGAACAGGCAGAGTTCCTGCTCAAGTGGTACCGGCTAGACCCCATAACCGGAGAGCGTGTCTACCGGCGCGGTGTTATCCAGCGTTCAAAAGGATGGGGGAAAGCTGAATATTTAGGTAACCTTGTTCCAACCCCGAACGGATACCGCCGTTTTGGGGACTTGGCGGAAGGAGATTACGTTTACGGCTCAGATGGAAAACCTACAGAGGTTATTCAGGTGCACCCGATTATTGAAGATTACGGATACGTTATCAAAGCCTCCGACGGGTCTTTTGGTACGTTCCACGAGAACCACACCTTCGTTGTTGGTGAGTTTACTGGACGGGGGCGCTATGAAACTGAACTGTCTGTAGGGGATATGAAGACCAAAGGGGTTATGTTTGACCGCGCTCTGACAAAAGGCCGAACTAAAGCAACCAACCCCGGCGTGTCGCGGTTCTCTTTACAAGAGCCGCCGTGCCTCTACGGTGAAGATGAAGGCCTTACCATAGACCCTTATGTTCTAGGTTTTTGGCTTGGTGACGGAGATTCCGACTGTGGCCGAGTAACCATCAATGCTGAGGATTTTCAGGAAGTCGAAAACTACCTTCCTTTGGGTAACACTGCACGGCAGTGGAACGACCGACGTACCGCTGTGCGGGTTACCCTACCAGGTATAAAAACCAAACTACGACGGCTAGACCTGCTGAGCAATAAACACATACCAGAAGAATACCTGCGGTCTTCCGCAGAATCCCGGCTCGCGTTGGTGCAAGGTTTGATGGATTCAGACGGTCACATAGAAGCTAATGGGGTGCGCGCTGAGTACTGTACTACCAATGAATCGTTGGCTATCGGTATATCCGAGTTGTTGTTCTCGTTGGGTTATCGTCCACGCATGAGTACGGGCGAAGCTAAGCTGTATGGGTGTGTTGTATCACCTAAATACCGTGTTCGGTTCCGCCCGCAACTGGATAACCCCCCGGCCCGCCTGCAACGAAAACTCGATAGGATAAAGCCTGTCAGGAAGAGCCTTCAACCTCGTGTTATTACTGAGATTACAAGGACAGAGAAACCTGTCCTTATGCGGTGCATAACTGTAGCTGCTGAGGATGGGCAGTACCTCACAGGAACAGCTCATTGGGTTACCCATAACAGCCCATTCCTAGCCGCTATCGCTGCGTTTGAAGCCCTCGGTCCGTGCCGTTTCGCGGGATGGGACGCAGAAGGTCAGCCGGTGGGACAGCCATGGAACGTCGAACGCAAGGTTGAGATTACTCTGCTGGCCGTCTCGGAAGAGCAGACGCGAAACGCTTTCGAGCCGATGAAAGAGATGATGAACGGGGACAACCTGCTCTACGCCTACCCCGGCGTGGAGGTGCTAGAGACCCGTATTCTCTTGCCGTACAATGGCTTGATTATGCCCCGCACGTCCTCGGCGCGCTCGCTGGAAGGTAAACCACAGCTGTTCACCATTGCCGACCAGACAGAGACGTGGGTACCCTCAAACGGAGGCGACCGTCTCGGGGCTGTAGCGAAGCGTAACCTCTCGAAGGTGGACGGTACGCTATTGGAAGCACCGAACGCTTTCGTTCCTGGTGAGGGGTCTTTCGCTGAAACGACCTGGGAAGCATGGCAGAAAGGCCGTGCGGGGGAGACGTACCGAGATAATATCCTCTACGACTCCCGAGACTGGGGAGACCCCGACTTGAACGACCCTTCCAGCATCGTTGCAGGTCTTGAGTACGCCTATGGAGATTCGCTCAAGTCTCCAACTGGATGCAAGATTCATACGCCGCCATGCGGTGTGAATGGCTCTCCCTACCCCGGCGGGTGGGTGAATATCAACGGTGTGCTTGATGATGTGTTCGACCCTGCTACGACACTTTCCGACGCAGCCCGGTACTTCGGTAACAAGCCTCACGCCTCTGCGGACGCTTTCGTACCTTATGAAGTTCTCACAGCCGCGACTGTTGAGAACCTAGAAGCAGAAGGAATAGATGCAGTCACCCGGCACGACCCCGTTGTAGTGGGCTTCGACGGCTCGTGGGGACGTTCTCGCGGCGTGACTGACGCTACCGCTATCGTGGCGATGCGTGTCTCGGACGGTCTGTCATGGGCTGTACGTGTCTGGGAGCAGCCGGACAATGCGCAAGGCCGCGACTGGGAACCACCCCGTGCGGAGATTGACGACACCATGCGTCGATTTATCCAGGACTTCAACGTGGTTGATGGCCTCTTCGACCCTGCTGGCTGGGAGGCTCTCGCGGCTGAGTGGGAGTCCTTGATACAGAAAAAGCGAAATGGTTCCCGGCGTGCGAACAGCGCGGGCTTCGGTACTATGCTTTGGCGCGGTAACCAACTGAACAAGGTGGCAGAGGCTACGAAGGCGCTGCGTATCGCTCTCTACGAGAAAGAAGTTATGCTCACTGGCCCGAATGTTCTGGTGCGTCATTTGACAAACGCTCAGTACCGGGAGACACGAGCCGGTAAGATTATGTATAAAGAGTCCCCATCCTCGGCACGCAAGATTGACGCGGCATACGCCTTGATGCTGGCGTATCAATCGAAGTTGCGGGTCAGTGCGAAGGGATACAGGATAACCCCGGCACGCCCATCGGCGGCCCCCATGCGATTGAGGTAATACGTGGATATACAAGATTTTGAAACAGATATGGAGTACGTGAACTACCTGTACTCTCAGCTTCGCCAACGGCACGACCATGTTGTAACGATGGATAAGTGGTACAAAGGTTGCGCCCCCGTCCCTACGACGGACAACGCGGGAACCTCGACCAGCGTTCAGCGCGCGTGGGAGAACTTGCAGCGTCTCTCACGCATCAACGCTGCGTCGTTGCTTGTTGATTCTCGTCTTCCTCGTATCAGTATTCACAGTGTGCAGTCCGCCGCTGATTCTTCCGCTGACGGGGATGACGAGATTGAATCATTCATGCAAGAGTCTGACTTCCGCCTCAAGCTGACGGAAGCGCTGCGAGACACGCTAATCTCCGGCAAGGGGTATCTCGCTCTGACCGAAGACGGGTTGATGCACCTTCCACCAACCCATACATATTGTGACCGTGATGCAGCAGGTAACACTACAGCAGCCCTCGCTATGTATGTGTCCCCTGACCGGAAACATAAGGTCATGCTCTTTGCCCGGCCAGGGTATTACCGTATCGCTAAGGCAGAGCTGTTCCTGCCCCTTCAGCAGACCGGCGAGTGGCTATGCCCTGATATGTCGGAGTTCTCCCCGCAGCTCGGCAAGTGGGAGTGGGAAGAGCCGGTGCATGTCAAGGGTGAGACTGTGACTATCTACGAACTCTCCGACCAGAAGGGTATTATCGCTCGCCACTTGCCGACCTTGAAGCGAATCAACCATACGATTCTGCAGCTCGGTGTGTTGGTGGCTACCCAGGCGTACCGCAAGACCATCTTGTCTAACCTGCCGAAGTATGACGAAGATGGTAACGAGATAGCTTACGACCCCGGCATGTTCGAAACCGCACCAGATGCGCTGCTTTTACTTCCAGACGGTGTTAATATCTGGGAGTCCTCGCAGACTGACCTCAACCCGGTACGTAACCTGGTGTTGGATAACCTCAAGATTTTAGCGGCAGAGTCCAAGACTCCGTTGTACATCCTCTCTCCCGACTCTGCTACGGCTTCGGCTGAGGGCGCGTCCATGCAGAATGAGCCGCTGATTTTCGACATTGAATCTCTTGAGATGCGTATAACCTCAACGCTGCGCCGCCTCTTTGCTGATGCAATGGCGGCGCGCGGGGACTCTGAGCGTGCAGATGCTACAAAGATAAACATTGATTGGGTGAACCCAAAGCGCCCATCGGACGTTGAGCGTATGTCGGCTGTTCAGCTGGCAACCTCGGCAGGTGTTCCACTGACCGTAGCTCTTCGCAAGTTCGGAGGATTCTCTGCGCTTGAGGTAGCAGAGGTTGAGCGTGTGCAGGGTAACCAAGCTCTACGCGATTTGGTAGTAGCCAACGCGACAGCTTCATATCAGCAGCAGAACCAGGAAGAAGAACCTACCACCGACCAGACTCCCGAACCGGACCCGAAGAACCGGCAGGTACTGAACAACTCCTCCCCCACGGCCAACATTGCTAACCAGAACAACGGTGGGGCTGTCTAATGGCGACCAGCGGATTCTATGGGGAGCTATCTAACGCTCATTCAAAGCGCAGCCGCTCTCTGGTAGAGATTCTGGTGCAGTGGCTTTTCTCCCGGTGGCGTTCTGCCCCTATGACTTCGGACGCAGCGCAAGAGCTTATCGACGATACCGTAGAGAAAGTTCTCGACGTGATGGACGACGTTCGCACGGACGCAGACGCTTTCCTAACGGAGGTGCTGGAAGCAGAGGGCGTACCGTTCCCACGAAACATACCCCCGGCACGGGACGGCTCGTATCCCCGTCGTTCTGTCTTGCCGGAGGATGTGTGGGAGCGCCCTGTGAATGAGTACCGCGCCGCGCGGAACAGCGGGGACTCGCATCAGGAAGCTATGCTCAAGACCTTAGCGCGTGTCCGTCAGCTGGCAGACGCGGACGTGCGTATGGCGAACCGCGCTCGCGCGGCGCAGGTGTACGAAGCAGCTTCACCGAACGGTGTTATCGGGTACCGGCGTATTATCCACCCGGAGCTATCGAAGACCGGCACGTGCGGTCTGTGTCTTGTTGCGGCTGACCGTCTGTACAGCACGAACCAGCTGTACCCACTGCATGATAACTGTAAGTGCGAGACGTTGCCCGTGACGAACACGTCCGACCCCGGCTTGAAGCTGAACCGTGAAGACCTGGACTATATTTACAAGGTCGCAGGTGGTAACACAGCAAGCAAGCTCTCGAACACTCGCATTGCTGAGTACGTCTCGGGCGAGAAGGGTCCAGTGCTGGCGCGCCGTATTGAGAAATCTAAGTCTGGTCTCACACCGAAGAACGAGCAGTACGCTCTCTCAGGTGACGATGCAGAGCGCGCTTCGCACGTGTGGACCCCTGCAGAGGAAGTTATCGGAGCGCGGGATGAATTGGCCGCTTTGCGGCAGCGCAGGGCTAAACCGCGTAAGCGCCGACTGACGGTGCTAGAAGAACGTATTGCGTATTGGGAGAAGCAAGCTAGGAAACATTCAGCATGATTAGGTTAGTGACTGGACCCCCGGCAAGCGGGAAGAGTACATACGTTCGAGAGAACGCTAAGCCAACAGATGCTATTATTGATTTAGACTTACTGGACGGGGATTCTGCGCTTCGTGCCGCTCTGGAAGAGAGTTTGCACCTGAAAGGTTCTCGAACAGATGTTTGGGTTTGTCGAACCCTACCAGACCCGAAAGACCGAAACGGTTTTGCGGAGTACATCCAAGCCGACGAGGTTGTGTTGCTTGATGACTCGACAGAAGACGAGTTGATAGCCAGGCTCGAAGGCACAGAAGATGCTGAGGCCCGACGCGAAGGCATTCGCCGGTGGTTCTCACTCAACCCCCGAAATGGGGAACGAAAGGAAAACACATCAATGTCTGAAAATTCAACCGCATCTGAGGCCCAGCAGCCCGCAGCCGAAGAACTTTCTACCCCGGCAAACGGAGACCTGCAGGCACAGGTGGAAGAACTGACTAAGAAGGTTGAAGAATGGAAGAGTCATTCACGGACATGGGAGAAGCGAGCTAAAGAATCGCAGCATAACACCGGGTCTGAACAGACCAATGACGGTGAACAGCTGAAAAACCTACAAGAAGAGTTCGCTACCTTCAAACGTGAAAGCGCTCTGCGTATCGCAGAGTCCGAAATTCGCGCGGGATTGAGTGAACGTGGGCTGTCGAATTTGCAAGGATTTTTCGACGGCTTGGGTGCTGCATCGTTCCTCAATGACGCAGGCGATTTTGATAAAGACAAGTTTGAGTCCATGCTCAGCACTCTTGCAGAATCGGTGAAGCCTCAGACAGCGAACGGTATTCCTTCCCTCTCCGGCGCGCCCGCTTCGGAGGGTAGTTCCAAGAACAGCTTCGCCTCGGGTGCTGCGGCATTCCGGGCTAAGCAGAAGAAATAGAAAGGTTATCGACTATGCCCAATCTGCATAGCACGGTTATTAACCGTAACCTCCCGGCTTGGTTGTCTGGTGAGACTGCAAACTTTGAAGCGCAGTCCCTTACTCTCAAGGCAACTGATTTTGCGGAGGTTATCAAGAAGTACAACGGTGTTCCCTCTGGTTACCCTGTAACCATTGCGCAGAACAAGATTACCCCTGCAACCGCTGACCCGGATGGGTTCATCTTGTATGATTCCACCAACACCTTTAGCGAAGAGCAGGTGGCAGTCATTGTGAAGGGTATTATTATCCTCAAGCGTCTGCCTAAGCTGGCATCCGGTGACGCGCTCGCCAAGCCCGCTTCGTCTGCACACTTTGTTTACATGGAAGGAGCGGCTAACTAATGTCTAGCTACGATTTGGATATTCTGCTCACCCCGGAGTACTTGACCGGGTTCGCACGTGAGGCATACCAGGCGCTACAGGATGCGGCTATTGCCGAGAACTCTTTGAGTATCTTCTTCCCGGACCGTCAGGTAGAAGGCATTGACCTGAACACCCGCGACCTGAAAAAGACCCGTCCGGTCATGGCTTACAACCGTGCGTGGGACGCTGAACCGGCTCGCGGTACCCTGCCCCCGACCCGTACTATCCGCTTCGAGAACATCCCTCTGACTCAGAAGTACACTCTGAGCGAGAAGGACCAGCTGCGTGCTCGCGTTCAGTCGAACGAGGTTATCCGTGAAGCGGTAGAGAACAACGTCCAGCTTGGTGTTCAGGCTATTGCTGACCGTCTTGAGTACCAGCGCGGTCAGACCCTCAACAAGGCGCAGTTCCTCGTTGAGACCGAGACCGGCGGCGTGACCGCTGACGACTGGGGCCGTTCTGCAGAGGCTACCCCCGTGGTTGCTAACAAGTTCAACGTTGCTACCACTAACGTTCTGGAAGAGCTTGTAAAGCTGCGCGACGCATACCGCAAGCTCAACGGATTCTACCCCGGCGCGATTGTCGCTTCGCCGAAGATTCTGTTCGCTATCCAGACTCACCCGCAGTTCGCAACTAAGGTTGGCGACCACACCCGTCTTGCTACTGTTGATGAAGTCAATGGTATTCTTGCCGGGCAACGTCTCCCTGCGATTACTGTTTACGACCGCCAGGTACAGACTCATACCGGCCCGGTAGATGTGCTGGACCAGGATAGTCTGTTCTTGCTTCCTCCTGCTGGAAGCCCAATCCTCGGCGAGACCGTGTTCTCCCGCACCAACACTGCGGTGAACCTTGGTTGGCAGGGTGTAGACGGCCAAGGTATCGTTGCAAACATTATCCAGCGTCCCAACGTTGCGTCTCTGCGTGACGTTGTTGTGGACTCTGTGGCAATGCCTGCACTCTACGCACCTGATGCTGCGTTCAAGGCTCAGGTGCTCTAACAACGACTAAGGAGCAGAACAAATGGTAACTAAGCAACCAACGTACATCTTTGATGAAAACGGGGAATTACACTTTCTCCCAGAAGGGAGTGAGCTTAGCGACCATGTTCTCTCCCAGGTCAGCAATCCGCATGTGACGGGGCTATCCGTGCCAGAGGGGAACGCTTCAACGGAAGATGAACCCTCAGACAAAGCTGAGGACGAAGAGAAAAAGTCCCCGGCACGGAAGCCCCGCGCGCGCCGCAGTACCGCTAAGAAGTAAGGATTTACCCCCGTGAGTTTTGAAGTAACCGTTGATGACGTGTACACCGCGCTAGACGGCGACGTGACCGACAGGACTGAGAAGTTTATCCAGTCTAAGATTGAGGAAGCGTTAGCAATTCTCGCGGGGGTTTGTCCGCGCCTTCGTGCTATCATCTCCGGCGAGAAGGAACCAGATAAGCTCATGGCCGTGCGTATCCGTGCCGTCGTCGTGGCGGCTGTTATGCGCGTTATCAAAGATGACCGCAGCGGGTACACCCATGAGAAGGAATCGGCCTACGAGATTACGATTGACCGTATCGCTCAATCCCCAGATATTTGGTTCACTGACAAGGACCTAGAGAAACTTGGTTGTAAAGACCGACCGAACCCTATCGGTACTGCAAAGCTCGGGGTGAGCGGGATGTTCACTGCCACTACGCAGAATGTGTGGTACTGCAAGTGAGCCTTATCTCCCAACCCCGGCACGTGATTGACTTGTATCCAGCGCATACCGTGATGCAACCGGACGGTATGCCTTCATTGGAGTACATGCAGAAACCTATCCAGGTGCGCTGCAACTTCCAACCTATCGCATCAGATAACCTCTCTCGAACCTCTTCGGTACGCGAAGAGTACTACGGCTCTAAACTCTCGACGACAGGCGCGCTAACAACACCCCCCGGCACGTTCGATAAGATTCGCAAGCAGCTGCCCGAAGAGTACCTAGACGAGTTCCCCGTGAACTCCGTCGTTGTGTACACACCGGGCAAGTACACCCGGCAAGCCGGTAACAAACCTAACCCTACGTCCAGCACGCCATTGATTTATTCTATTGACGCGCGCGAAGTAGTGTTCCGTATGGGCGTGCGCACACAGCACGATAAAGTGTCTATCACTCGCGGCAACGCGAAGGACTTCGTGGGGGTAGACTTTGGCATCTAACGGAATAGAACTGTACCGCACAAACTCCAAGCGTGCGGCTTCTTTAGTGTCTACCCGCTCGCGTGCGTTGGATATTACAGCAGAGGCTATCAAGAACGACGCGAAAGCAGCCGCTGAGCCGTATCGTAAGAGTGCTACTAACTCTTATGCGGACCATTTCAAGGTAGCACGCTCGTTGTACAAGGGTCCTCAGCAATACCCAAACATTCCGGTATGGGACCGAGTTGTATACAACGATGACCCTGCGGCGCACATCATTGAGCTTGGTATCGCAGCGAACGAGCTGCACTTCCGTGACGGGCGAACACAGGATGTTACCCATTTCCAGAGGGGTCACTTCTTCCTGGTAGGTGCAGCAGCTAAAGCTGTTGCTCTTGCAGCTCTCACACGCCCGCAACCCTCAGCACAGAAGTCGAACTGGGACTCCCGGCGTGCGAATGCCGCTATCGACCGTTCCGGCTCGCAGGGAACTCGTCATGGAGGTTACTAAATATGACAAATTCAATATTAGACTTATCGGTACTCAACCAGACCATACTGTCCGAGTTCGCGCCGGGGCATGTGCTGCAACACATACCAGCTGGGAAACTCCCGGCGTGGTGGATACAGCATCATGTTCTCTGGGCTACGCACACGCCAGTGAACGCAGAAGAGACTCTGTGGAAGCTGATGATGAATACGCGAATCCGTGTGTATTCACCGCGTACCGGCAAGCTAGCCAACGTTTCGGCGGACAGTATCAATCTTCGCGTGCACTCGTTCATCGAGGCGAGTGTATCGGCGGGTAAGCAAATCTTGGGGATTACGCTTCGAGATTATAAAATGGGACAAGCACCCATAACAGAGTTCCAGGTATCAGCCATTAAAGCTGTGACTGGCGAGCAGTCAGACAGCACCCTTACCTTGACTGCCTATGCACCGAAAGAAGTTCTTTTTGGTGACGTTGATATAGAAGACCCCTCAAAGGTTCTTCGTGATTTAGGAGTACTAAATGGCTAAGCCAGTAGCTTATAACCCGAGCGAGGTTCTCGCGCCGGATTTTGTGACCGTGTTAGCACCTGCTAACGGTACTTTTGCACCTCCGCCTAAGAGTGGTGCTGTAAAGAAGTTCAAGCCCGATAATGCTGAGACCTACCCCGACGGGTGGGCACCCATCGGCTTGACTTCCGCTGAGACCCTGCCGTCCTTCGCATCTGACGGCGGAGACGCTACCGTTCTGGATACCGCAGAGGTTGCAGCTGTGCGTAACATCCTCGGCACGGTGACCAACACCTTTAGCTTCGTTCTGCATTCCTTCAACAAGAAGGTTCTGCAGCTGACTCAGGGTGGTAACGACGCTTCCACTATGGAAGAAAGCAACGACGAGATTATTCAGTGGTCCGGCAACAAGCGCCGCACCGTGAAGACCTCTCTGCTGTTCATCCGTGCTGACTCTGAGATGACTGTCTTCGATTACATTGCTAACGCAGAAGTAGCATCAGACGGGCGTGGCGAGACCTCGAAGGGTGCACTTGCGCCTATCCCTGCCAAGGCAACCATTCTTGCACCTACTGCAGAGCAGGTTACCCAGGGCGCGAAGGATGCAGTCGCAACCATTATCCCCAAGAAGGATGCCGCCGCAGCAGGCGGCCCAGCACGCGCGGGCGGATAGTACACACGTGCTATACTGTGCCTGTGGCTTTTACGAGTCACAGGCACTTTTCTTTTACCTTTGAAAGGAACACATAATGAGCATCCCTAAGGGCATTACTATCGGTCCTGACGGCTTTGCAACAGCTATTGCCGCTGAGTTCGCGCCGGAAGCCGATAAGTACAACCGTTCTATTATGGGCGCACAACAGCAAACCACAGCCGTACCTGCGCAGCCTGCCGAAGCAAACGCAGACCCCCTGCGCTCGCTTGACGAAATGACCCCCGAGGATATTACTGGCGTACCGCAAGAGGCCCCCGGCAAGGGAGACGAGCCTACTACCGAAGACCCCCGCAAGAGCAAGTTGTACGCTTTGGTAACCCCGCTTGAAGAGCTGAAAGGCACCGTAGCATTGCAGCTTATGTCTGAGGCGGTCAGTATTTGGGAAGCAGTTTCCTCTGAGGACGGCCAGGAAGCGTCTCCCAGCTTGAACCTCACCGCTACCCGTGTACTTCGTGAGGTCTTCACTGAGCTTATTGTGCCAGAAGACAAACGTGAAGAGTGGGAAGCGCACGACACCTTGGCTGGGATTGCTGAGCAGTCAAACTTCATCTCTGATTATGTTGGTGAAGTGGGAAACGTTATTCGCTCTTTAAATATCTAACTTCACAGCCTGTCATATGCGCAGACTTTATAGCCCTCTACGGCTACGACCCGCTGCGTGAATGGTCTAGCCGGGATAGTAGGGTCACGCAAGCCCTTCTGTCCCGGCTAGGCTTTGAAGAGCGAAGCCTATACAGGCACTCCTTACCAGAGCCTACAGCCGAAGAGCTTGAAAAAGCTGAGAAAGACTCAGACCCGAAGGATAAGTGGTTTGGGTACACCCGGCAAGAGGTAGCCCTCAAGACTCTGATAGACCAATTTACTCAGTTCCGCAATCTCTACATCACGGCTAATTCGGACAAGAATACGAAGGCCCCAGAGTTTGTAGAATACCCATCCCCGTATAATGATAAGCAGCGCATGAAACCGAACTTCTCCGAAGAAGAAGTTCAAACTGCAATGGAACGGCAAGCAATGGCTATGGCTATGGTTGTCGATATTAAAGATGGTGCGTCTTTCTTTGCGGGGGGTGAAGAAACTTCCGAAAGCGAGCCGCCCGATAGTAAGGAGAAAGGGCTAGAGTAAGTGGCCGCAGGAAGTTTTGAAGCCGGGCGCGTACACATTCGCGTCCTTCCCGATGCGGAGAATTTCAACCAGAAACTTCGCCCCGTCCTTGAGAAGGCGAAGAAACAGGCAGAGCGGATAATGCACATCAGGGTAACACCTGAGCTAGACCGCTCTGCCTTTGAACGTCTAAAACAGCAGCTTCGTGAGCTTGATACAAAAATCAAGGTCAAAGCTGATGTAGACACAGACCAGATGCGCACTCGGCTAGAGGAAGCCACCAAGGGTAACCGTGCCGTCAAGATAAAGGCGGACGTGGATACCGCGCATGTGCGCGATAAACTAGCCGCTGCTACACGTGGTGGACGTGCCGTTAAGATAAAGGCGGATGTTGATACCTTGCGCGTCAAGAAGCAGGTAAAAGAGTCGGTAGAGCGTGTACAGCCGCAGGTGAAGCCGAAGCTCACTTTGAAGCAGCAGCTCGACCAGATGAAAGAAGCGTTCAAGTATCACTTCGAGATACCGAACGTGAAGGTGAATACCGCAAAGACTCTGCACGAGCTGCACGAAGACATTGCGAAGAACCTACCTAAGTCTGAGTTGAAAATACCCGTCAAGCTGGATGATAACGTGTTCAAGCGTGAACACAAGCGTCTGATTGACGAACTCAAGAAAACACCTGCTACCCCCGGCGTGGAACTCAAAGCCGGGTTTAGCCGTGACACTTTCCGGCAAGCGACGAAAGGCTTCCAAGAGTTCAACTCTGCTATCGAGCGCAATGCTGAACGTAGCGAACGCCGCGTTCGCAAGATGTCCGAGCGTATCCGCGACCTCGCAGACAAGATGGTAGATGGTTTCCATCATGTTATTGATGGGCAGTTCGAGATTGACGGTGACGATGTAACTAACGAGTTCTTCGACCACTTTGAAACTCAGATGGACCGTGTTCGAGAGCACCCTATCAAGCTCTCTGACCTTATCGTGCGGGGGGATAGCTCTCCGCTGCGTGAGCATGAGAAGCAAGTCAATAAGATTCTCGATGTAAATCGTCGTCTACTCGGCCAGAACGAGCAGTGGCGGCAGTCGTTACAGAGCACCCGTCGTCCTCTACAGCAGCAGGAACGTGACATTGACAGGGTTATCGACGCGAACCGTCGTCTACTTGGACAGGTAGAGAAGTGGAAGCGTGTCTCTCAGATACCAGTCTCTACATCTGGTCTTATCCCTGACGCTGCGGCTACCCGTCGTATGAGCGAAGTCTCCCGGCAAGTACGCAAGCAGTCCGAAGCGTTCAACAAAGCCCGGCGTGAACTTGAGCACCTGAGCAAAATCCAAGGCGTGTTCAACAATCGCGCCAAGGAAATGATGAAGGTGGACTTCTCGCGTCCGTTTGTCGGTTTCCACTCTAACCTGAAAACGATGGAGCGTTGGAACGAAGACCTCCGCAAGGCTAACCGCCTGATGGATGAACAGGCGAAGAAGTACCGCGAGTTGGGCAACGCTAACGGCGTGCGTCGTATGCAGGCCGAGATGCGCAAAGTCGGTAAGCAGCTGGAAGAGAACGAGCGGCTCATGAAGCTGTTCGACAAGTCTATGTCTGATGTGTTCACCCGCAAGCGCAAGCTGCATCTGTTCGATGATTTCAAGGCTGATGCTAAAGACTCCATAGAGCAGCTACAGAACAACATCAAACTTGCCGAACGTTTGAAGCAGAGCTTCGCTAATAAGCACAGTAAAGCTGTATCGGTTGGTAATTCGTCCGAGATTGACCGTTGGGCAGAGGCTTTCGAGCGCGCAAGTTTGAAGGTCCATCTTTTGCGCGAACGGCTAGAACGGTTGGAACGCGCACGTGAGAAATTCACGAACCGAGCAGCTGTTGAGCGCTTCAAGGATTCGTTCAATGTGGACCACCTCAAGAATGATTCGTTCTTCCGAGACAAGCACCCACTGCACGTTGAAGTAGACCTGGATACCGCTCACGCGGAGCACAAGCTAGACGAGCTGGACGACGACCGTGATGTGACTATCAACGCGGACGCTGATACCGGACGCGCTCGTATGAAGCTGGCGACACTGACTCGCCCCCGGCACGTGCTGATTAGCCCGAAGATTGATAAAGCCGCTGCGGCTAAGGTACTTACGGTGCTGGCCGCAATCTCCGGCGCGCGTGCTACCTGGGATTTCACCAAGAAGTTCAAGGACTTCACGAAGGACTTGGATAAGAACCTGACGAAGATTATTAAGCTGGGGTCTGTCATTTCGACAGTCTCCGCTTCGGTGCTGTCTCTGACGAGTCACATCTTCGCTCTCGGCGCGTCTCTCGTCTCTATTGCGCCTAGCGCTTTCGCCTTGCCGGGTATTCTCACTGGTATTGGTGTGGCGGCTTTCGCTTCGGTGAATGCGCTCAAGCAGTGGAACGACCGCATGAAGGACGTGAACGACCGTTTCACGGAGCTGAATAATCGCGGTGCTGATAAGTTCTGGGAGCAGTTCGAGAAACCTATGCGGAACTTCATTGATTCCGTCTTCCCGGCGTGGGAGAAGGGTATGTTGGAGATTTCCGAGGCGACGGGTAGTTTCTTCGGCAAGGCCGCCAGCGCAGCTCAAGAGTTCGCTAACCAGGGCGGCTTCGCAAGTATATTCGACTCTGCGGCTGAGGGTATCCGTCGCATGAGCAATGGTATGGGTCCTCTGACTGAGGGTCTGCTGCGGTTTATTGACATTGGTGCTAAGTTCTTCCCCCGCTTCGGTGACTGGTTTACCGACATGGCGAACAAGTTCAATGACTGGACTAAGAATGCGGACATCTCCGGCGCGATTGACAAGGGTATCTTTGCTCTGAAAGAGTTCTGGCGTGCCGGTGAAGCAGCGGTAGGCATCCTTGTGAACATTGCCAAGGCTGCACAAGAGGCTGGTGGTGCGTCTCTGACGGACTTCGCTAACGCTCTTGAGAAGGTACGAGATAATCTCGCCTCCGTTGAGTCTCAGTGGACTATGGTTACTCTGTTCCGAGGCGCTAATGATGCGCTTAAATCTCTCGGCCCGGCGTTCGAGTATGTGGGCAAGATGCTGCACGATACAGCAGAGACCATCGCTTATGTGATGAACAAAATCTCGGAGACAATCGTTTCTTGGGTCAAGTTGATTACGGAGGCATTCTCTACCCCTGCATTCCAGGGCGGTATTCGTGACGCGGTTGATGGTATCTCTAAGGGTATGGCTGAACTCTCGGAGCACTCCGGCCCGCTCGGTGAAATTCTCGGCTCACTCGGCTCGATTATCGGTAACATGGCGGAGCACTTCTTGCCGGTGTTCGGTGCAGCTCTTGATGCACTCGCGCCTATATTCAAGGGCTTGAAGGAAGCCCTGGATGCAGTGGTTCCGATTCTTGCCGAAGGTTTGAAGAACGCTATCGAGTGGTTGGGTCAGAACATCGGCCCGCTTGTCGAACAGTTCGGTCAGTGGGCACAAGCTAACCCTGAGCTGGCAACTGCCCTCGTCTTGGTAGTAGCAGCTGTGGGTGCGTTAGTGGCAGCCCTCGGCCCGATAGCAGGGTTGATTTCCGGTATCGGTGGGGCTATCACAGGTATCAGTGCTATCGCTGGTGGTGTGAGCGAAGTAATCGCGGCGTTTGGTGCAGGCGGCACGCTTGAAGCTGTGGGCGGTGCTATCGCCGCAGCTGCGGGTCCCGTGGCTCTGGTGGTAGCAGCTATCCTTGCTATCGCGGGTATCTTCATTTATCTGTACAACACCTCGGAGAATTTCAAGAATCAGATAAACGACCTCGGCCAGAAGATTCAAGAGTTCTTCGAGCCAGTGGTGAAGTTCATCAGTGAGCAGTTAGCGCCTGCTATCGGGGATGCTTTCAAGTCCATCAGTGAAGGCTTCACGGGGCTTATGAGCGATTTAGAGCCCTTAGCTTCGGCCATTGCAAGCATTGTTGGCGGCATCATCCAGGTAGCTACGCCAATAGTTGAGTTCTTCGTGAACGCTTTTGGCCCGCAAATTGCTAACGCTGTTCGGTTCCTCGGCACGACGCTGGGAATCATCTTTGACGGTATCGGAGCAGCACTCAACGTATTCGGGCATTTAGTTTCCGGTGCTATGAAACTCATGACGGGAGACTTTGATGGTGCACGAAAGGAAGTTGAGGCCATTTGGAACCGCATCAGTGAGTTCTTATCGAACACTTGGAACACCATTGTCGAGGGTATCCGAGGTTGGCTTCATGGTCTGCTTGATAGCATGGATAACTTCGCGCCACAGCTGTTTGGTATCACCAAAGAGTCTTGGCAAGGCTTCAAGGACATTATCAAACAAAAGGTGGACGATGTTATCAATTTCATCAAGACCTTCCCGAGCAACATTATTAATATCTTCAAGTCCATAGACCTGTTCCAGTCCGGCCAGGCTCTTATCAACGGCTTCAAGAACGGTATCGTGAACGCCTTCAATGGTTTGAAGAACACGGTGACGAACGGACTATCTAATATCCGTAAGCTGTTCCCCTTCTCCCCAGCAAAAGAAGGTCCGTTCTCCGGCAGGGGATACACTACCTATTCCGGTCGGGCTTTGATGCGGGACTTTGGTAACGCGATTCTCAAGGAGAGCGCGAACGTCCAGGATAAAACCGCTATGGCGTTGAGCCGGGTACAAGGGGAGTTCAACAGCTTCTCGCCGAAGGTTCCGACCGCGAAGCTCGGTATCAGTGCGGCAACCTCTCAGACGTTGGATGTGAACACACAGCTGTCGTCTGGCGCAGCCGCTAAGTCCATGGCTACTGCGCTCATGACCGCTATGGAAGATGGGGTAAAATTGTCTCTAGACTCACGCAGTAATGAGGCAATTTTGAACTTCAACGATAGTGGCCGCCGGTCTCTGAGGCGGTAAGCAACGAAAGGATTATGAACGTGGCATCGAAGGATTTCCAAGCTACGCCGGTAGAGCGTTTCAACCAGGACGGCTTGGCCTATGATGCCACGTTCATGATTGAAGGTGGAAAGGCTTTCCCTATCGCCTTCGGTGAGTCCATAACGCAGCAGGAAGACCAATCCAATGTTGCGTTATTTACTTCGGCACGCGGACGGCGCTCTGTCGCGTTCCGAGGTAAAGCCCCGCGTTCATGGAGCGTAAGTATGAACATGCCGTGGGATTACACGTCTATGCTTGCTACTTACGTAGAGTCCCAGCGCACCCCTCGGTTCCTCATGACACCCTTAGCGCGCCGTAACAACATCATGGCACCGGCGACAGAAGGACCTACTTTGTGGGTTGGTACCGTTGGCAACTCGCCGAACAAGAGCTTCGGGACTCTTATCGAAAGTTCCTACACCTCTGATAACGGGTACTACTTACCCACATACTGGGTAGACCCTAACATAGGTGATACCATCTTCGGTAACGAGACTTGGGTTATCCCCGGCACGACGGTGCGGTTCCGTGTCTTTGCACGCGGCTCTGGTACGGTACGTTTGTGGGGTAAAAACGCAGGTAGTTTTCTGGATACCCCTTTGGTTACCATGAGGGTAAATTCGGAAACAATGGTTGAGTACATCTCTACGCCTGTCACTATCCCTCAGAACGTACAGGCCGTGGTGGACGGCTACCATAGCCTCAAAGAGTTATCCCCTATGCAGGTGTGGATAGGTACTCACGTGCCGCCCATATCCCCTCGGCTAGGGGCGTGGGCTGTTATCAAAGACTTTGGGTATTCCCACGAAGTATTCGTACAGAGCAAGCTCATAAAATCATCATTCACAATATCGGAAGTGTGGTAACCACGTGACTTTTATCGCCCGTCGCACAGACGAGTACCTACAGTGGCAGGGTAAAGAGTACCCTATCAGCAACGTGAAGCTGGAACACGCTTTTCACCCGGTACCTGCTGACATTTCCCCTTCCACACAGACCTATCTACGAGTTAGCTTAGACATCGACCTCTCCGGCGGTTCATCGCAAGGATACCCTTCGCCGTTCACCGGTGCATACCCGCACCGAGGAGACTACGTTACCTTCGTTCTGCAGCAGGTAGACGACGAGATTCAAAACCTTACCGGTGCGAACAATAAACCACGTGCTAACCACACCATCAAGCGTATGGATATGCTTGTAGACTCTATAGAGTTCGGAGAAACCTCTACATCACTTTCACTAACGCAGCGCGTGGATGGTTTTTCCAATAAGATAAACGCTGACCCTGTGTACCACTGGCGTAATCAGTTCTACGGGTGGCTCGTCGGCCAGAAAGAAAAGTTCTTTGAGGATGGGCAAGCACTTCGGTACACCAACCCGGCACCAGCGTATACGATTGGTATAGCCCTTGCTGCGGGGGGATACACATATGCCCCTCCCGCCACGCCCCTCACCGTCCTGAGCCTTCCTCTGTTCGGGTCTTTCTGGACGAATCAGTGGGATAACCCTTGCTACATCCAAGATTACCGGACATGGAATGATATTGTCGGGCCTGTCGGCCAGGTTGGTAACCTGGACCGAGGAGACGAGCTCGGCTTCAACGTCGGTGGGTACTCACGTAACGGTGTAGGAGCTTCCGGCGAGGTTGTGCAGTCTCGCTCTAACCGGGACCGCCTACAGGCCCCCCCCCGCCTCTTGTTCTGTCGGGGGGGGCGGGGGGGGGGGGGGGGGGGGGGCGGGGGGG